AATACATTTCTGATACATTATAAGTGTAATTACCACATTCTTCAACGCAAACATCTTCAAAACCAGTATTTACAGTAATTTGCACATCATAACTCATTTCAATTCCTCAAGATATTTAGCTAGTTCTTTAATTTCTTTGTCGGTTAGTTTTTTCACAAACGGATACATTCTTTTTGAATGACCACTTGTACGTTTTTTATCTCGAATCAATTTAACCTGATCTTCAATGTACCATGCGTGTTGCCCGGCAAGTCTAGGGGCTTTTTGTGATTTTTTCCCTTCGGCTTTTTTTCCGTGACACGACATACATTTTCTTTTATAAAGTGAATTGGCACTAGCTGTTAGCGAAAAACTCATTAAAATTAAAAGTAAATATCTCATTATTCTTCTCCTTCCTTATACACCTCACCCTCTACTTGTGTAACTGAGTGAATATGTTTAAAAATCTTTTTTCCTTTAGTTAGAGCTTTTTGAATACTTGGGCTTTCAATGTAAAAAGTTTTTTTATACTCAATCTTACCTAGTCTTTCTTGTTGATGGTTAGCGTCCCAAAACCAATTTCCGTCTTCTTCTACAAGACCCCTTACTTTAAATAGCATTAATTAATCCTCACTTCCATATTTGTACCATCATATCTTTTAAGCATATCAGTACGCATCATAGCTTTGATTTTGTGAAGCATAATTACTTCTTTATTGAATACTTTTGGACTTCCTTCAGCACATCTAAAATAAAATTTACGGATATTTTTTGGGTGCTTTCTTAGTACTCTAGCATATAATTGATTAGAAATATCAACATCGCTACTGCATCTCATGTCAAAAAGGCCCGTAATATTGCCATCTGAAAACCCTAGAATACCACGTTGAATTACAATTAAAGTATCATAATCACCATTTTTGAAATCTTTAACCATTTCGCTTTTCCGATCATTTTTACAATTAGAAACGGCTACTTTTCTACCAATTGATTTTAAGTAATCGGCTATGACATTGGCTTCAGAAATTCTTTTGCAAGCTATCATAAGTTTTGACAAATCAAAACCTTTTCTTTTAGCTTGTTTATACATTTGATCAATTACATTTTTAATTTGTTTTTTGGATTTTACCTCTACCACATCCATATCAACTGTAGCAAAAACATTTTTTTTAATAAGTTGTTCGCCAGAAATATATGTAAACTCATATTTTTTACCAAAATTTTTAAGTCTATTGAATTCAGATGGAGAGCCGGTCATCAACAATTGATGTTTAGGCTTTAATTTTTTAACAATATTTTGAACCATTTTTTTTAGGTAAAATTCATGGCATTCATCAACAATAAGTAAATCAACAAAATTATATGGGTATTTTTTGATAGCTTGCGGTAGACCAATCTGTACTTGGACATCTTGGCCAAACTCACCAAAAGTATAGCCGATCTCAACATGGGGGTTTTGTAAACTTTCAATATATTGATTTTTAAGTAGGTTTTGCCCGTGAGTTAGGACTAAAACTTTAGCGTTTGGATGTTGTTTAAGATATTTTGATATCACAATATGTGATATCGTGGTTTTACCAGAACCCGGCGAGGCAGCTAGAACTGCTGCTTCGACACCGGTTTTTTGGCAATCTGCCAGAAGTTTGTTTGCTGAATATGTTTGATAGCCATAATCACTCATGTACATATGGTATCATGCATTGCACATTAAGTCAAGAAAAAGTTATGCTTGCCCAATCACATCTTCTTCATCGGTTTCTTCAGAACCATCTTCATCAATTTCTTGATCTTCATCATCCCATTTTTTAAGAATTTTATTTATTTTCTTGCTTTTTTTATCTTTTTCTTCATCTTTTTGTAGAGAATTGTTTGCGCTATATTGGTGCAATTTTTTAAGTATGCTAGTAAAATCAAATTCTTTTTCATTTTTAGCAACTAAACCTTCAAGCTCATCAATGCTTTCACCAAGAGCATCGCCTTCAGCCATTTCCTCTGGCGGCATCTCTTCTGGTGGAAGCTCTTCTTCCATCGCAGCCTCTTCAGGTGGCATTTCTTCTGGTGGAAGTTCTTCACCCGGCATACCACCCATAGCTGCTTGTTCTGCTGCCATTTGAGCTTCTTGAAGTTGCTGTTGTAACATTTGCATTTCGGACTCTCTTTGCCCTTCTTGCATTCCAAGTCTAAAAGCAACATCTACAGCGTTCATATATTTAGAACGTAATTCAAAATATTTTTGTTTCCAATCGGTTTTTGCGGCCATTTTTTATATCTCCTATTCCATATCTTCATCTAACATATCTTGTTGAAGCATTTTTAACATCTCAACAGCATCAGGCCTGTACGCAAAATATGCCTGAACAGCTTGAGGGTTTAATTGCATCATCATTTCAATTTGCTGAAACCAAAAACCATCTCTTCTATATTTAAGTATTGGATCGACCATATAAGCAGGGTCAATTTTATGTCCCATATAATTAGAAGTTTCAAGATATTTATCTACAACTACCTGATATCTTTCATTAAAATCAACTTTACCAGCTAAATGTTTTCCAACACTTTTTTTGTCAACATACTCAAGAATTTCATCCATATTCATGTGAATAGGCGCATCTTGCTGCAATCTCAATGCCTCATCCTGCCTAGTGTCAGCGTCAAGGCCAGAAAGAGTTATAGTGCAAATTTGAGCTAGTTCTGGATCAATAAGTGGGAATAGTTTTTCATTAATAAAGTCTTGAAACTTTAAAATTAATGGTCTAATACCAGTATCACGGGCCGCAGTAAGTTTATATTCATTATTTGCTTCTGATAGAGATTGTTGATTAGTACCTTTTGAAAGATGACCATAACCCGGTAGTTCATCAGGAGACATACCAAAAGCAGATAAGATATTTCTAGCAACAGAATCGTAAAGAAATTGAAATTCGCCATCTTTCTTTTGTTGATTCATTGGAACCCATTGCACATTATCCTCAGAAGATACACCAAAAATAGGTGTTCTAAACGAATTACCAACACTGTTAATTGACGCATTAAACTGTTGTTTAATACCTTCAATAGTGGCGTGGTCAATTTCATCGGATTGAACCACAAGAATACCTTTTGTAGCTCTACCATTTGCAAAATAAAGCCTGTTATAGGTTTCAATTGAAATATGTGTTGTAACAGCTTGCATGATAGTATCAAGCGGTGTTACCGGATATCCGTTATGCTCAATATCGGTTGAAGGATACAGGTTGCAAACAAACATTTCTTCTTGAGTAAAAGCTTGCCTTGGAGTACCTTCTAAAACCTGTATCCAAGAATAACTTCCAGCAAGAGCTGATTCAGGGTCAATTTTGTGACCGGTCATTTCCTCAAGAAGTTTAATAGATGAACGCCTTACATCATCAGCATACTCACCTTGCTTAACTGCTTTATAAATTGTACCAGCATCAACCGGCCTAAATCTATGAAAAAATTTATTTCCAAAATCATCTTCTTCATATATTGCTTCTGTACAAAACCTGCCAAAAGATAATCCATTTATAGTTTGAACATAAAACCATTCTGAAATTGACATTTTATCTTCTGAAGAAACACCTTCATTACTTCCACAGTTCATTAAAATATTTAATACACGATTAATTCTTTCGTGAATTTTAATTCTTTGATCTGGTTTTAGAATTTGTTCGTAATCTTGTTTTATATTACACTCAACACCAATGTCAAACCTATCTTTTCTTACACGCCCAAACATAGACATTGTATTACCTCTAGCTCTTAAAATAGAAGCTATAAGATGGTCTTCTTGTCTAATTCTTTTAATAGTCCAATCTGGAAGTAGGCGTTTTTTATTTTTAAAAAGACCAAAATAATTGTCTTTAGTTACCGGGTCTTCGGTAAACGCAATTCTAGGCACACTAGTTTTATTTACTTTTTTTAGCGAGCCTGATGAGAACCCAACTAAATCAGAAAGTGATTTTTCTGAGCTAAAATTTGTATCATAAGATTTTTGAAGTTGTTCATTAATTTCATTTGATAAAGCAAATAAAGTTTTCTTTTTGGGTGTAGAATCCCGATTTTTTGCGATACGTTTTGCAAGTTTTTCTAAATCTTCTTTGTTATCAAACATAATTTACTCTACTATTTCCCTGCAATAAAATAAACATTTACAGGATCATCATTTTTATTTATAATTATAACATCGTTTATTTGGGTGGTTTTTAGAAAAAAACCATTTTTCATTACTCCATTAATTAAAAATGGATTAATTGTAGTTTGCACAATACCATTAATTGCAACATCGCATTTTTTATCTGCTTCAATATAAACAAATTTAAAAAAATCTATATTGCTTTCTTCTGATGGAATAAAAAGCCCTGAATTTAAAAAATCTACAGAATCAGAAGAAGCTGAATTTATGTAATTATAAGAAAAATTTATAATATCACCGTGCTCAAGGCTTTCAACACCGCCTTGAGCCAAAGAGTTTTTCCAAGTAATTTTTGTTCTATTATCTTCTACTTGAACATCAAAATCTTGCCCTGCAAAAGCCATTAATCTTCCAATGGACAACATTAAAGTATTTGGCACTATTTTTTTTGGTATATAAATATAATCAAGATCATCGTTAGTGGTTAAAGTCAGCGTTTCTTGAGCAGGAATTGGGGTCGCAGGATATTCGGCACTGTTTTGAAATCCGCTAACTAAAGAAGAGGACAGCAAAAGTCTTCTAGAGTTAGCTTTTATTGTTGCTTCTTGTATTAATTCATCATCTAAATTTACCCCAATATATTGAAGGTTTCTATTAAAAGTTGTGTTGGCGGTGTTTGTATTTTCACCATCATAACCTCTTAAATCTAGCAATAAATTCATTCTGGACATTATTAATCTACCTTTGTATATTATTAAAGATTATTATTATACATCAAAAAAAATACTCTTTTTTTCCTGTGATTTCCTTGACTTATGTTTTTGACCGCCTGTTAAGTCATTGATTTTGTTTTGCAAATCTCTAGGTCTTCCTTTAATATTTTCAAGATCATAACTGAACAAAACTTTAGAGCCTTTACCAAACATACTATAAAAAAAGTATCTAATCATATCCATAATATCAGCAGTTCCATCTTTACCATGCTCTGGCTTACCATCAATAGGATTTCCCTTACCATCAAGTTTCCATTTATAAGTCTCAAAAGCATCAAAAACACGTTCATTATTACGTGTTTTTAGTACCTTAAAATGTCTATTATTGTTTGCATCTACAATTTTAGATTGAACAACAGTAATACCATCCACAACAGATTCCACACCTTTTTTAACGCCTATTGCCGGAATTTTACCTTGGGATGTTTTTGTTTTTCTAAGCATTTTAATATATGCTGGATAGTTCGAGTCACAAAACCATTTGTTAACCCTATATATTTCCGTAAGCTCTTTTACTTTTTGAACAATTTCAGGTATTTCCATGTCTGGAGCTGAAGTAATATCAACAAGCCATGATTTTCCACCAGCTATTTTGGCAAATACACCCAAAGAAGTTTCGTCAGTATTTCCCCAATCGGCAGCACCATAAAATTCAATTCCAAGATTGTGCATAAATTGAACTAATTCATCTAGGGTCTTGCCCTCAACTTTTTCACCTGACAAATATTTCCAAGCTTCATCAATACTAATAGCATTATCAACAATATCAAATCTAGGGTAAACAAGACCGCTAGAGCTTGGCTTGTTACACAATAACTGTGCCTCACCCATTTCAGGCGAGGTTTGTTTAAAGTTATTGTGAACCGCATAGATAGGTTTATAAAGATCGCCTACATCATCTTGCGGTCGGTCTACAAGAGAGTTTTTCATAACCGATAACATCGGATGGTCAGCAATTCCCGAATAAACTTTTACCGCTTCATATTTATGTCTTGATTCTTCATTAAGTTCTTCAAACTCTTCAGGAGATAAATTTCTTAATGGAAGCTCCCTACCAACATATCTTGTTACTTTTTCTTTATTTTTTTTGGCCTCTGATTCTGGAATACGTTCAGTCACATCAATAATGTTCCAACGTAAAATTTCTCCACCAGATCGTTCTGTATCTTTAAGTGTTTTCTCCATTAATCCACCGGCATACTTACGAGTGGAAAGATAGACGGTTAGCGGAAAATACCCTTTATAAACACACGGAATCATTTTTGCTTCTTCCAATGCTCTTGGGTCTTGAACAACATCTATCTCATCCATAAACAGCATTGGAACATGTTCCGAATTATGGGTTAATATACCATTAGCAAAATAATTGTGATTTCCTTCAACTTCAAAGTCATAAGTAGTAAAAGACTGAGAAGTTTCTATTTCTTCTATTTTTAAAATCTCTATTTCTTCTAACATTCCAAACTCCACTTCCGGTGTCCGTAATCATATATTTTATACAAAGCTCTTGAATGCCCCAGAAACTTTCTACTAAACACGCCTCCTTCTGCTTGTGCTTTTTCTGTAGGATATTTGTTTAGTATATCCGGGTCATTTATTTTTCTACACTTAAATCGCCACAATCTTTTTTGGAAATCGGTATAATAATAGCTAGGCTCTGTTGTTTGAGTAATTTCTTTAAACCCTAATTTTTGATAAGTATTTCCAAGGCTCAATCTGTTATTGCTGTATGTGATCAATTTTTTATTATATTCTTTTATAAAACACTTGATTATTTTACTAGCATTTCCATATATTTTAAGGCCTGATTTAGTCGCAAATCTTGCTATTTCCCAGTAGTTTTTGTTATTGAAGGGAACCCTAAAAGACATACATGAAACAAGTTCATCCCCATCAAATAGGCCATATGCGAAACTTGCTTGTACATGGCCGTCTAGATGGTATTTATCAAAAAAAGATTTAAACCCTATATTCTTGTTAATTTTTTTTATTTCTAACTTTGATGCCCTCATTTTTTTATCATAAATACCCAGTCTACTTTTGATCATAGATTTGACCAGTTCTTGTTTTAAAGGATCACTCCACTCATCTTCAAATATAGCTAGTATATTTATGTTTTTTTGATTTATTTTACAAGCCTTTTCTATATTTATTTTTTTAGCATTTTTCTTTACTTTTTCACTGTGCCAATAAAGACCGTCGAATTCTACTCCAAATTTAAACTCTGGAATATAAATATCAATCTCTAATGGATGAATAATATCTCTATTGTTAATTTCTATTTTTCCCTTATAAATAGTTTTTATATACCCAACAATTTCTTGGTGTGCTTTTGAATAAGGTCTATAACAATGTTTGCATCTTTTTCCATGGTTGTAAAAATTACTAAACATAATCATTGTTTTGTGGTCATTTGGACATATTACGCTTATTGGCTCATATTGGTTTTTGTATTGTTTTAAATCTGTTTTATAACCTTGTTCTTGAATATATTTTACAACAAAATTTGTATCATGTCTTTTTTTGTGGCAATCACCTTGGCTACACCTAGCATTTTTATGTTTAAAATCATGATAGCTAACACTATACTCATGACCGTTATCGCATATTGTTTGTATTTTTTGCTTGGTATTTTTATAGCTCTCTTTTTCGATATTAACCCTATATTTCTTAGACTCAAAAAAAGCCTTGATTTTTTCAAAAGAGATAGACTTACAGGCTAAACACCCTCTTCTTTTTTTGTTTTTAAACTCGTTAAACGAACACTTTTTTAAATGACCATCCTTGCAGGTCATCTCTAGTATAGTATTAGTGTTTTTATACTTGTCTTTTGTTGTTTTTAGTTTATACCCTTTTTTTTCTATAAACTCTTTGGCTTTTTCAAAACCAAGCGCACTACTAGCATCTCTATTTTTACGAAAAGCTTTTTCTCCAACTTTTATATCTTTAGCTTTTACATATCCCCTGCCTTTAATATATATTTTGTGATCAAGAGAACACTCCAATATACCGTTAGATGTAGTAATTTTTATAATTTTTTTATGTTTATTTTTTTGCGTACAGATAACAGGTTTATATTCTTCATATTTTTTATTGTGATTATGGGACCAGAACAGAAAATCTTCACCATTTTTTAGTCTTTTATATATTGTACTAGCAGATAAATTACCTTTGTTAGTTTTTATACTTGTATTGCCTTTTACACAGTTCATCCCGGCTACCGTAGCAACAACAATTCTTAAATAAATAGCATCACCTTTGCTGGTGAGCCATTCAATTTTTGCCTTACTATCAGACAGCTTTCGCCAGCCATTTGCTTCAAGATATGGCGATAGTTTTCTAAAAAACGAGTTAACGTATTGGATTGCTTTTTCTGATTGTGATTTAATCGCTGCACCATGAGCAACAGAGATTTCAAAATGAAGCATACACAATACTTCAATGGCCGCAGCAGATAAGGTTTTATAAGAATCACGGGATGCAAGCATACATACCTGTGGAACATCCCTGCTATCACCTGTTTTCATCAACTCATAGATGCGCCACATGGCATCAACCGGGCCATGTGTGGAGCCGGGATATACAGTACCCATTGGAAACTTAATATCTAAAAAGATATGCATCCAATTTCTAAGTTCCTCTGGCCCATTCAAAGGCTTTAAAACTAGTTCGTTTTTTAGCTTTTCTATTTCTTCTGACATTACGCTCTCAAATTAGCTTCATTAATAAATTCATCAGCATGATCAGTTGCCCTTCTAAAATCTTGTTCCTCTTTCCATGCCTGAAGTTCAAGCTGACTATCTCTTGGGCTGGCAACAATACCACCAAGATTACCCATAACACTAGCAATAGATACGCTGTTTTCAAGTGCTTGCACTACTGCCATAGTAGCATCAAAAATTCCTAGTTTTTCAGGGTCGCCAAACTCCATGTTTTCAATATCATATACATATTTTTGATTTTGAAAATAATCAATGATAGTTTTTTCAATTTCTTCATTATTGTACCCAGCATTTTCAAGAAGTTTTCTTAGTGGTTCCATAAGACTTGGAATTAAGACCTGTTGAACAAGATTGTAGTCTCTATCATCTTCAGAGTAACTAGTTTCCAAAAACAATACTAAATTTGTTAATACTCTACAACCACCCGGCAACGCACCGTGAGCAATTGCACTTCTTACCGCACACACAGCGTCTTCACATCTATCATGTCTTTCTTTAAGCTCACCGTTAGATGCACCGTATATTTTAAGTTTGGCAATACCATTAGTTAGCTTACCAAGTCTTTCTTCAAGATCAAGCTTTTCAGCAATACTTGCAGCATTTTTAAGTTGAGTTTCAAGCTCATCTGCTCTTTCTTCGATATCCAGTTCGCTTGGCTCACCAACTACAGTACTTCTAAATCTATAATACTCAAACGTATCCATTCCGTTACCAAGGTCGTCAATAGTAGCTTTAGCTACTTGATTAGTCATGTCAAATATTTTAGCTCCGGTAAAGGCCGATAGGTCGTATAAAAATTCTAATCTAGAGTTTTTAATATTAGTCATTGGCGTAGCCATTGGTACAACATTTAATGTTGTAGGATTACTAAAATTAAACGCAAGATTTGTCAAAACATTTTCTGAAAAGCCGTGTGAAACAAGAACAAGATTGCTAAACTCAGAGTTTCCTTCATTTACAAACTTATGTCCAAGTTCTTCAATAATTGGCAAAAAAGAAACAAGATCGTTTACAATACCATCAAACAAAAGAAACAACGGTTTATCTAGTTTACAGCGTTGATTGGCCTTGTCGTTAATAAATGCTGTATGAAATTTGCCAATTGACTCTTCAAAGCCAATAGCAATTGGCAGTCCTTCAATAAGCTCTACTTCATAACCGCTTGGCCCTGAAAGTTCTTGAATAGTAACGTGAGAAGACTCTCCAAAACCTACTTTGTCAAATGCTTCCATTACAGCGTCAGCCATTTCTTCATCACCATTAGCAGATACTTGAGCTACTTTTTTTAGCAAGCCTTGATTGTCTATACTAATTTCAATTGACTGATCTTTTACCTTGGGAATAAGTTGATTTTTAACAATTTTATTCATAACCCTAGTGGCACGTTGAGGTGACTCTTTGGGATTAGCCTCACAATATCTAAATAGAGACTTTACCATAGTGGCAGAGATAATTGTAGTCGCAGTTGTACCGTCACCAGCTTCGTTGGCGGTCCTTTTAGCAGCATCTCTAGTTTGTTCAATAATCAAGTGCTTATAAGGATCAGCACTACCTAAAGAACTGAAAATAGTAACGCCATCCTTGGTATTCTTGTTTGGAATACCGGGATATTCGCTTTCAATAAGTGTTGTTTTACCACCCGGCCCATAGCTAGACCCTACAATTTCGGCAATTTCATCCATAGTTTGAGAGGTAATTTGTTTAAGCCTATTTGGGCTTGAGCAATACATTTTAGCTGGGGTTTTTACTTTTTTAACAGTCATTAAAGTCTCCTTTAACTATATAATATCATAACTTTTTACAGCAATTTCCAATTTACATTTTTTTTAGCTTCTTGAATTAAATTTAATATTTTTTGATTTTTGATTTTTTTAGCTTCTTCTTCTATAGAAATTAAAGTTTTCATTTCTACATATATATTATTTTTAAGTTTAACCTCAATTTTTTCCTTTAACTTAAATGTTTTTTTATTGCTTTTTGATACATTATCAAAAGCGTATAAATATTGCAAATTGGTATAGTGATTTAACTTTAAAATTTCACCCATTGTTTTCGCTGAAGATATAGGCTTTATGTGGTCTATATGTATTTTTTCAATTGCATCTTTAATATCTATATTGTAATTTTTTTTAAATGTTTTATTTAGGTAATTTTGTAAAAAGTCATAATTACAACCTAATATATCAGACTCTATTTTATCCCATTTTAAATTTGATGGAAAACCTTTTCTATATAAACTTTGTTTAATAAGATTTATAATTCTTGATTTAAAAGAGTGTTTTTCATTCCATTTTTTTACACCTTTTCTATTTTTTTCTTTAACTTTTTCAGGGTTATTTTTGTGCCATCTTGCAGCATTTTCTTTCATTTTTTCTTTATTTTTTTCATAATATTTTTTATGATATAATTTTATTTTTTCTTTATTTTTTTTATGATATGATTTTATTTTTTCTTTATTTTTTTTAACCCATTTATCTTGACCTTTTTTTCTGCACTCTTTACACCAATATGAAAGGCCATCCTTTGATTTTTTTAATTTTGTAAAAAAAGATAAATCTTTTTTTTCTTTACACTTACTACACTCTTTCATTTTTCTAACTTGGCTTCCAGTTCCCTAAAATGCTTTTCGCAAAATGGAAGTTCTTCTAAATCTTTCATTACTGCTGTTTTATGATAAGATGAAAACATGAAGATTTTTTCATGTACATCATTACACCCTCGTTTAGAACAGGTCATTTGTTCATCTTCTTCTATTTGTGCTTTGGTCCGTCTTCCCATATAATCTCCACTGGTTTGTGACTGTAAATATATCTATCATCTAACGATGATGCGTTTACAAACATAGTATTTTTTTTATAAGAAACCCCATATTCTTCATGAATATGTCCAAAAACGTGCATCATTGGTTTAACTCTATTTTCAATGGTATCCATCAAATGTGGACATCCAACGTGCTCAACATCACCACTAATACCATGCCAACGTGGAACTGTATCTCTAATTCCATATGGTGGGCCATGAGTAATTAAAATATCAGTATCATTAGGTATCATATCCCAATGTGGCTTAATTAATGGATGTTTTTTAAACCCATGATATGGGTCGCCATTTGGTAAATGTTCAATATCTCTATTAAAAGCCCAATTACAGAAAGTTGGTTGTACTGGACTTCCCCAAATTTTAATTTCTTCTTTGGTCCACGGACATTTAATTGTAACACCAGAATCATTAAGATAAATTACACCATATTTACGGCACATTTCTTCAAATCTTTCAGGTTCTTTTTCAAAGCCCCAATCATGATTTCCGGCAATCATGATTTTCCAATTAAAATCAAGTGAACCATACCATTTCAAAAACGGCTCAATTTCACCAGATTGACCACGGCCAGTAGCGTCACCAGCATGAAGGATAATATCACCCTTTCCACAGTCAATTTCTTTATGACGATTGTGTGTGTCTGATATGCAAACTATTTTCATTTTTTTTCCATTATCCCATCAGTCCTACTTGTTTCTTTTTAGCTTTTTCAAATGCCCTTTCAATTCTTGCTTTATGCTCTTTCATTTCAGTAATAACTTCAGCAAATGTTTTATCATGCAGTTCGGCTCTAATCACAATCTCAGAAATATGAGCGATACTTAGGCCATCAGCATCTTTACTTTTAAGTGCCATTGCTTCGTCACCAGACAACTCTCTTTTAGCAATATAAGTACCAAGCTTAAATCTTTCTTCGGCATTTGGCCCTTCAAGCTCAAACATTTGGTCAAAACGTCCGGGTCTATCAGCTAATGATTTCAATAGGTTTTCTGGTGTATTGGTTGTTGCAATAATAAAAGTTGGTAGCCTAAAACTTACCGATGCACCATCAAGAAGCTCTAACAAGCTGGCATCCGCTCCTTTTGGGCCGTGATAACCTTCGGTATTTCCACCGCCAATATCTTCCATTACAAACAACATTCTTGTGCAATCTTTTGAAAATTTTGAACCAGTTGAAAGAAACTTAGAAACTGTACTACTTCGTATATCAGATGTATCCCAAAATAAAACAACTGTTCCCTTGTCTTCTTCGGTAAATTCTTGGCTAATTTTAGCAATTGTTGAGCTGTTATGGGTTACAACAAAATTATCTAGCACAAATAAATTATCTGAATCAACTGTAAACCCATTGTAATCACCAAACCCTATTGGCTCTATTTTTATAGCGTTTACAAGAGCATCTTTTATTTGCTTCCTTGGCTCGGCTTTTTTTCTTTTCAATAAAACTGGTATTTTATCTATATCCCCAAAAATTCTTACTCTTTTATATGTTGATTCGTCAATTTTTTTATCCGTAACTGTGCAAGCTAAACCAAGTGATCTTGCTACAAAAACAATATCATTTGCAAGCGTTTCATTTTTTTGTACTATTTCATAAGTATTGGATGTTAAATAGCCGTCAGAATCAATTAACCCTGCCAATATTTTAAGTCTATTTTCTTGAGAAGATGTTTTATATTCTTGTGGTATTTTTTTGTTATTAATTACACCTAATTCTTGAAAAAAATTTAACAAAATATTTCTATCTTTTTTGCCGTGTTTTTTACCGCTAGACAAATTGTAAGTAGAGGCTTTGTTTAATGGTTTTGTCCATTTGTTAGTTTTTAAACCAAATTTTTCCCCATAATCAGACCATTTTTTTGCCAATTCATCATCCATGGTTGTTAAAGATATAGAGTGGGAGCTTCCATCTCCAAGCCAAAGACCTAAAATATAAGGGTCTACAATCAGCTCTTTATGATTATGCTTAAAATCTACAGCTTTTGTTTTATATCCTTTGTTTCTTATTTTAAAACTTTCAGATTTTTTTAAGTATTCTTTTACTGAAATATTTACTATTTCTTTTGTATCTGTATTTTTTAAAGAAATTACATGGTTACTGTTGACCGTATAGCAATCTCCTTTTGTATTAACTACTCTATACATTTTATCCTTACCAGAATGTAACATTAAAACCTTGCGAGGTTTTGAATCTGGCCCCATTAACAAATCACCAACTTTTACATTTTTAGCTTTTTTAACTGAGCCATCGTACATTAATACACCTTGATTTGGACCTAGACATTTACCCATGCCCGGTTGTGAGTAGAGTAAAATTGACCGTTTAGGGTCTTTATTGTATTTTTTGTAAATATCTAATTTATCAAAGAAAAGTTTAGACTCTTTTTTAATAAGTTGAGTATTACTGGCCGACTCAAGAAGGTCATGGGTTTTAAGTTCCAATTTTTTAGTTCTTAAACCAACTGAAGTATTTACCAAAGTCCAAACGCCCGGTTTAATAGTAAATTTTTCTTTATCTTGCTCTTCTTCAGCATATTCAAATTGAACAATATGAGTTTCTGTTTGAATACAAAGGTCAGACTCAGGAAGTTCTTTGACAGTACCGTCATTTAGGTCTTCAAGTTTCGTTCTTTGTAATAATTTAAACTTTCCTTCTTCTGACATTAATTTCTCCTAATATTCTTCAAATTTGTATTTTTTTTTATGTATGCCTTTTCTTTTAGAAAACATCTTTCCATCACGATATTCTCCGTCAATTTCGGCATTTTTCCAAGAAAAACAATCACTTTGCTTGGAAATTCTAAAAGATTGCTCACCTGCAAAATTAAAATCATCGTCTTCACCATAAGCATAAAATACTTCTACGTCTTCTCTTTTTTCTTCTTTTTTCAAATAGTTAGCCATATTAGTCCCATAGGTTGTTAGTTTTTTTCTTCACCACTTTCTTCTCTACTTTAACAGGCTTTTCTACTTTTGTCAATTCTTTAGCTCTCCAAACATTAGGACCATCACTTACATCACATTCTTTGTTAGGGCAAAATGGCCCAATTCCGGGTGCATTTTGCAACATTGAAGGACAGTCAGGATTTGGACATTCTTCTGGTTCATACTTTGTTTCGGGTTCCTTTATGTAGCTTTCACCTTTTCCTTCAATTGGCCCCATTGGAGCGTTTAACCATTCTTTGTCTTCTTCTGTAAGCTCTACCGGTCCAATATCTTCCCAATTTGGCTTTTGTTCATTTATCTTCCTTCTTTCTTTTTTGGGTAATTTATTACTCATTATAGACCTAATTTCATCCATTTGAGCATCGTACTCATCAATACGAAGGCGACATAGCTCCTGCTCATAAAACAGCTCTACAAGTCTAATTTCAAGCTCTGTGGGCGGTTTATCACCCCTATCTGCCAGATATTCTTTAGTGCAAGGCACTGATTTTGCCCAATTTTGCTTATCTGAACCTATGGTGAATTTTGAATTTGCTGGTTTGTTTGTGAATATACAGTTTCTTTTCATATGTACATAATATCATATGTATAAAAAAAAACAAGTTAAAGTTCTTACTTTCTATGTCCATAATCATATATTTTATATAAAGGCCTAGAATGCCCCAAGAATTTTTCGCTAAATACACCGCCTTCTGCTTGCGCTTTTTCCGTTGGATATTTTACAATCACTTCCGGGCTATTTATTCTGCGACATTTAAAACAAAAAAAGGGAACAAAAAGTTCCCTTTTTTTAAAAAAATATGTAAAGTATTGAAATTATGGAAGTGAAGTTGCCCCATCACTTTCATCTTGATCTCCAGACTCATCACTCAAAACAGTTCCAATATACGATATGTTGAATCTTGTAGTGCCTTTTGCCTGTTGAGCTTCACCCCAATTTGAAGGTACACAGTTTTTAACAATCATAATATTAGCACCAGTTTGCCTATCTTCAACTTCAAGCTGAACATTTTCAAAATTTAAAAGGTCTTGAAGTTTTGGAGCTGCTGGAAGAACATGAACACCTTGGTCAACAATTCTAAACCCAGAACAAGACACTTGAACAGCTTCATAACTAGTGATTGAAATTTCATCTGGTGAATATCTACCTAACAAATGGATAGGCTCAGTTCCAATATTAGCACCATACTGGCAAGAATCAAAAAGACCAACGATCTGACCGCCAACTCTAACTTTTGCTCTTGCTCCGTTCATTGTTCTACTCATATTATTTTCTCCTTATTTTTTAATTATGCACTTGCACTTGATTGAATCTGGCTAAGTTCAAGTTGAATTGGGATAAACAAGATTGCAGTAGCAAGTTTAGCCTCAAGTTTAACCTCAGCAATTGGGCCATTAATATTAATTTTAAGATTTTTAAATCCAAGTGGGGCATCGTCAGAAGCACCAGTAATTTTAAGTCTTTTATACACTTCCATTACTTTAGAAATATGCCCAGCCATACTAGCAGCAGTAATATCAGCAAGTGATTTACCAACTGCAAATCTTTCAAGAGATTCAGCAAGTTGAATGGCAAGAACATCAGACATATAAACCGCTTGAAGTGAATTGTAAACAAAATTAGTATCAAATCCATAAGTGGTTTGATCTACAACAAATTTGTTACCAGCAGTTTCAGCTTGCAAAAACATTAAACCAGCATCAATCGCATCCTCAACAGAACCCGGATTACCAGAATCAAACCCAGCAGGGTCTTTAAAACTAATTACATTAGCAAACTTATTAGTTAAAGACTTGTAAAAACCAGCCGATTGCATACCTGTTGCAATAGCCGCAGTATGCCATGGTTGAAATTCTACAACATTTCCAAGTGCATCAACTTGACTTGTTTTTTGAAAACAAACAATTGATCTAAAAGAAGACAGGCTTTGCGAGTGAGCTTTAACATCAGCATAACTAGCATCTTTACTAAGCATTGCAATTCTGTTTCTTTTTAGTTTAACTGTTGACATAGCAAGTACATGAGACTTAACAGCAAAGTTAACAGCATCAATTGTGTATGTTGAACTACTGTCGGTAAGACCGTCAGCAATATCATCGGCAGCATCTCTTGAAAAAAGAGGTAGTACAAAATTTACTTTAATACCTTCAAGAGCTGGTATTGCATTTACAATGTCAGCAGCAGTAGTAGCACCCTTAGTACCGCCTGCGAGATACTTAGCTTGAGCTGTTTCAGCAGGAAGCCCAGCACCTACAGCAAATTCAAAGTCAACTACAGAACTTTCAGAAAGTTTAAGGGCAAAATTGTAAGCAGCTTTTTTAACTCTTCCCGGCTCACTTCCTTCTGAAGAAGCAATTCCTACAGCAGAAACTTCATCAAGCCTAAGTGGGCTTAGATTGTTAGAAGCTGCAATAGAACTTGCAGAATATCCAGTTTGCGAACTAATAAAAGAAGCAAGGTCAGACATTGTAGTGTATTCACTAAGATTAATTGATAAATTAGAACCAGAGCCACCAACTACAGTAGTAGAAAGAACGCCACTAGAAATATCAAGTGTTGCACTTGTCCCATCATAACCAACAGTAATAGCAACCTCAGCTTCTACTGCAAAAGATTCGTTGGTATTTGTATCTTGTCTTTTTACACTTAATTCAATTTCTGGCTCTTGAGATGATACAACAAGCTCTTCTGAAAAACCAATTACAGAAAGGTCTCCTGCAACTGCATCAATTAATTCAAAACTTTTTCCAAAACCTTTTTTGTTTGCTAATAAATCTATTTTTGAACTTATTATTAAAGAATTTAAATCTAAATTAGCTTCACATTTTAAACCAGTAGGTAGTAAACTATTAATTTCACTAGCAATTTCAGATATATTTGAATGTCCACCAATTCCTAATTGAATTGTTTGGGCAGCTTTACCATTTTCTCTAATTGCAAAAGTTAAACCATCGTAAATGGATGGGTCACTAAAAGAAAGAGAAGAACTTTCTTTAAAAGGCCCTACTTCATTTTCAACTTGTGTTACTTGATAATAATATTTATTACCATCAACACCATAATTTGAACTTTCTAACAATCCGTAACTTTCTCTTACTAATAATGTTTTTTCATCTTGATAATTTGAGGCAATAATACCTAATTTTTGAACTAAAATTTCAACCGAATCAACAATTGCTGCTGAATTAGTTCCTATTACGGTTGTTAAAATTTCTTCAGATGGATCATTAGGTCCAACGCTTGATATTAAACTTAATTGACATTCAACTCTATCTAGTTCAGGGTGAATATTTGCATCTGGTTCAGTTCCAACATAGAATAAATGTTTTTTATTCCTATCAAACGGCTCTATTGGAGTGTAAACTTGTCTAGACCTATACCAACTTCCTGCATCATTTCCATCATTTTGTTTAATTGTATAATATGCTAAATGAAAATTATCTGTAGAATCTGATCTAACTTCTGCTACAGCATATAAACTGCTCAAATCACCAACTGTTACAGCTATAGCATCACTATCGGCATAAAAATACCAATTAATTTTATTAAAACCGCCATCTCCATCATTTTTATAATACCACCCTTCATCACCTTGAGGGTCTTTTTTTGGAGGAGCTGCATCAGCATATACTGTTACGTCATCTTCAAAAAAATAACCACTAACAGAAGATGGATATACTTGTAATTCAGATTTAGCTTTAGTACCACTATTGGTTTTAACAACATAAACTTTCCCTACCGAACCGGTAATTTCTGTATCGTTACTAGGAGAAACCAAAGCTCTCATAGCGTCAACAATTGGTCCTCTAAGATACTTAGCAGAAACCCTGTCAAGCTGAGTGGGTGTAAAAAAGTTGTCCTTTAATGTTTCTTGAGTGTAGTCTGCACCACCCTCTGCTTCACCAATAATAACAATATCTCCAGTACTGGTAATCCCAACTGGCGTAGACTTAACTGTTACTTCTGGATAGGCACCGGGAATGTTTGTATTGACAAAACTTGTCGAAAGTCTTTGAGCCATTTTTTTCTCCTTTATAATTAAATCTTATATCCAAAATGTTTAATGCCTTTATCAAATAATTCTTTTTTATCGTGTTTAATTGTTTTCAAATGAATCCAAACCACTTCTTCTAAAGATTTATTTAGGCTTAATTTTTTACTAAGTTTTAAAAAATATTTTCTAAAATTTTCTCTTTCATCAGTTTTTTCTTCAGCTTTTTTCATTTCTTTAGCTAGAGCAATTCTTTTTTTTCTAGCTTTTTCAATTTTTTCAGCTTCAGTTTCGTTTTTTTTGCTTTTTTTTCTTTCTGCCATTTTTACACCCCTTCTTTTTTTGAGGTTTTTTGTTTTTCCATATGTTTTTTTAGTTTTTCAATACTGCTATCTTCACTTCTCATCATTCTTTGCTGTTCTTGAAAAGAAGGCTGTGATGGTTTTAACATTGTAGCACCAAAATCTTGCTTATTTCCCATTCCCGGCTTTGTTTTTGGAGCCTCAGTACTAGGGGTTGCTGGGCTTGAAGCAACAGCTTTTCTATTGTAAGCATCGTAATATTTGTTTGTTTTACCTGATGCCGCCATATCGTTAAAGTCGCCTTTTGAGTAAGAGTGATATTTTTTACCGCCCCATGAAAATTCATCCCCACCTGTACCAGCTAATCTTTGGTTTCTGTAATGCCTAAAAGCTTCTCCAAAATTTTTAAATTTAGGCTGTGGGATGTCCGATTCTATTTTTTTAGCACCGGCTGGCAATTCTGGCCTTTGGGCTGGTACTTTTACACCCGGAGGTGGAGCCTGTCTTTCTTGGCCAGTTAATCTATCTAAAAAAGGTTTTAAAGTAGCATCTGTTCCAGCTTGGTTCCACTCTTTATTTCTTTGCTCTTGGAAACTTTTAACATCTTGCTTTCCTTTATTTGAAAGAAATGGTGTTACCGTACCTTTTCCAGCCCCACTTTGCATAACTGTTTGATTTCCTCTAGCACCAAAACCAAACTCATTTCCAAAAGATTCTTGACGTTGCTGTGGAGTACCTCTTAACATCATACCTTTATCGGTCATCTGAGTTTGAGGTTTTTGAGCCTGAGCCTGTTGTTGCTCAAAAGACTGTAAACCACCCAAACCTTGTGACGGAGCTGGTTGTGCATTACCTTGCCTTGACCCTCTCCCTGCTTTTAGCCCTGCACTTAAAGCACTTGGCGAGAAAAACTTTTCTAGCTTAGACTCTTTTTTTTTAAGAAAGTTAGAAAGTTTTTCAGACTTCATAACTTTCATTTTGCCACATTTTTCCATTTCAGATTTTGGTGAATTTTTCTTTTCATCATCAAAATCAATGCCTTCAATTTCTTTTACTTTGTTGTCAGAATCTTTTAGTTTTTTTTCTTTAATTTCACCTTTGCCAACAGTTGGTGTTGGTGTCGGTGTTGGAGTTGGGGTTGGAGGTGTTCCTAAAATAGAACCAAATCCTTTAGCCTGTTGAGCACCTGAACCTGAAAAAAGTGGTCGTGTTTCTTCTTTTGCCAATCTTTTATATTCTACTGAAAACATACCATCTTCAGACTTATAAACTCTCATTTCGCCACATTTATCCATTAAACCTTCGCTTTTAGGAAAATTTGACACATCTGAAATAGGTGGTTTATCTTGTTTGTTAGCTTGAGATTCTCTGTTAATAGAAGTTCTTTTTTCTGGCTCTACATTAACATCTTTTCCAGTGGCCGCTTTAATACCCTTTCTTTGACCTTCCGAAGAAGTTTTTGAAGGGTCTTTTTGATGCTGCCCCCATCCAGTTTGTTTTTGAGCTTCAGTTAATTCTCTTGACTTATCACCGTAATATTTTTCCCTACCTTTTTCTTTTTGGGTTGCAATATCTTTTCTTTCTTTCTTTCTTTGCCAAAATTTTTTTTCAGCTCTTTTTTTATCACCAGTGTAATCACCTTCTTTTAAGTGAACACCTTTTTCTTTAGGTACATTTCCTTTGTAATTACCTCTTTTTTTTCTTTTTTCCTTTTTGCCAGAATCACTAAAACCTTCGTCAGATTTGGCTTTAGCAAGTCTTTTATATTCTACTGAAAACATACCATCTTCAGACTTTGCAAATTCATACTCATCTTCTTCATCATCTTTTTCATCATCTTCTTCATCTTCTTCATCTTCTTCATCATAATCTGAATCATCATCACCCTGTAGAGGTGTATCTTCCATAATATGGTCTTCAGACATTTCTGACTTTTCAGAAGAAGAACCTTCAGCGCATAGCGATTCAGGACATTCAGCTTCATCATTATTTGGCTCAGAACCAGCTTCAATTTCATGAGCTGTATTTTTAGCTTTTTCAAGAATTTCATATACTTCTTGATTATTTTCAATATTCTTTTTTAGTCTTTCGAGAAGAATTTGCGCCACTTCTACCGGTGAATATTCGTTTTTATTAGACATTCTAATCCCCTAATTTTATATTATAAAGATTAATACAATTACAATATTTTAAAACAAAAAATTAATAAAATCAATAACTTATTAGCAATCCCACCGTTTAAGGGCAGCACCCTTTGGTGTTAGCTTGCCATCTTTACTGGTAGGCCCTTTATTCCCTGACATTCTAGCACAAAAAGATTTTCTTCTTGCCGCTTTTTTAGGTGATTTCTTAGCCTCTTTAGAAGAAACAGGAGCTTTTAAATTTGAACCAGTTTCTCTATTAATTTTATTTCTCTCTTTTTCACTCAAACCGCCTTCTTTTGAGTGTCTTTTTTTATTATATCCGTGAAATGGTTTTTCTGAGCCTTCACTTTTTTTCTGGCAAGACCCCTCTGAATAAGGTTTTTTACCGGGCGTAGGTTCATATCCTTCCCAACATCTACCTTCTTTTTTATCCATTCCAGCACCAGCTTCATTACAGATAGCATATGCCGATGGTTTATCATGTCCCTTTTTCTTAACTTTTTTCACACATCTTTCATGTGTTTTTGGATCAGCTCCTTTTGGAACCCCTTGTTTTTTGGCCATTTCAGAAGCCGCCATTTTTTCTTCTGTGAACGGATGTTCCAAATCTTTTTTAGATGGATATTTAGGGTTTTTTACATCGGTAGGATGTTTATGGCTATCATCGTTCCTACGAGTCTTTTTACGTTGTTCAGGACCTTTTTTTGTTTTTGGAACTTTTTGTTTTTTGGCTCTTTCAATATCTTCTGATGTTGGATGTTCCAAATCTTTTTTAGATGGATATTTAGGGTTTTTTTCTTTTCTAGAATCTTTCATTGCTTTTTTGGCTTTTGAAGCTGCCATAGCCCTATCTCTGGCTTCTTTATACGGAAATTCCTCCATTTTTTTAAGATAAGCATCTGAAATTATTTTAAAATTATTCAATACTGATTTTACAAATTTTTCAGCTTTTTCAATTTCATCATCGCAAGGAGCTATTTCATCACATTCGCAATTGTCTTTATCTTTACAATTGCACTCATCATCTTTTTTTTTCATTGCAGAAGTTTTATCTGTAGCAATTAAATCTAAACTCATTTCCGCAGTGCTATCAGAATCTAAAACATCTTTGACAGCATTTTCATGCTGAACTTTAGATTTCATAGATTTAACCAATTTATCAACTCTATTTTTTAAAAAATCGTCCATAACATACCTCTATTTAAAGATTTAGTCTTCACTTTTTATAGGTGTAGTTGAAGCCCAAAACTCACATTCCGTATCAATAATTTCAGGAACTTGGCCACCCTCTTCATCAGAAATAACTAGTCCAACCCCTTCTATGTTTTCAAAATCAACAATATTAATCACTTCTATAATTTCTTTAGGTGCTTTTACCCATGTATTCTCAACTTGACCTGTCATAGTAATAAATCTACTATATACATTTTCACCAATATTTTGAAAAGCATCGTTTCTAACCATATCACTAGTTTCAATATTAGATAATTGAAAATTTCTACTTTCCAAGCCGCCCTCTCTATACCTTAAAAAGCCGTACATCATAATTGAATATAACCACAACAAGGCATTTGGATCGCCATGCACATGACATCCTATCGTAATCCTTTCCTGAAAAGTAGCAACCTCTCTTCTTGCTCTAAAAATTCTATAGTTTGGAAGTATGCCAATTTGAGATGCAGAAATTTCAGTTCCTTCAGCAATAAAAAAACCATCATTTGATTTTTTGGCTATAGCCCACCCTTGCGCTGTACCCTCATCAAAAGCTACCATTCCCGGCTGAATAATTGTTAAATCAACTTCGGAAGGAGTTTGAAAAAAACCTGTGGCTTGATTGTAAGATGTAAAAGCAAATGGGGGAATTATATATTGAACAACATCACCAACTTCATTTGGTTGATATTCTTGAACAAAAGGTGTTTGGTCTGATAAACGTGACAAACTTTTATCCTCAGCATTGGAGCCTATTGAAATTGTTATACATGGCATTTTTTCCATATCCATTCTGTGAGGTAAAAATATAGATATTTCGTTTTCTTGTATCCATTTTCTGGCATTTTCAATTTCTTTTTGACCGTAGATACCCGATAGCATAGGGTCATTTACAAAATCAGACAAAATATCATCAAGTAACCAAGACTCTTCTCTAATATCGTTTAATATAAGTTCAATGATTCTTCTAAAGAAAACATCACCTTGCCATATAGAAATAAATTACCCCCTGCAATCTAATTATGTCTATCTTATATAATATCATTATTTTTTTTCATATTTTGCTTTTAGTTCTGGCAAAATTTTTGATTGCCAAGTTTGCTCAACCCACCTAAACACATCTTTCATGACTTCTTTTTTGGGTTTATTAGCTGGGTACTGCCATTTACCAGAATTTCTATGTTTTTCTGATATTACTCTAAAAGTCATAATATTTCTTTCAACTCTTTTAGTTTGTGGGTTAAAATTTTGATAAATACTTAACCCCTGAAGATTACGAGAAAGTCCTTCAACACTTTTTTTACCATTTTCTCTCATTTTTTTTATGTCAAAACTATGTATTCTACCAATTCTGGGGCTTCCTTTTTCATCTAAAGCTAAAGCTCTTGTTTTGCTATACCTTATGTTTTCTTTTCTTAAAAAAGTTTTAAGCTCATTTATTGCAGCTTCACCAGAACTTGAGGTACTTTTTTTAGTAGTTGATTTTTCAAACGGAATAACTCTATATTTATGGCCTTCCTTACTAACTTTTGGAGGTGAGCCGCTTTTATGATTAAGCAGTTCTTCCATAAAACCACCTTTTTTTCCGTTTTCAATCCAAAAAGCTTCTTCTTTTATACCAATTTCAACCGCATTCTCTGATAATTTTTTTATATACAAATTTTTCTTATAAATACCACTTAATTCAGTAGACATTTTTTGATCGGCAATATTGTGAGCTTGCTGGTAAGCCCCTTGGCCAATTGCTTGTGTTGCTGCTTGAAGGTCTTTTTTAATATTTTCAATAACCTTTTTAGCTTGATTACTTATATCTCCCTCTGTCTTTATTTCAATTTCAAGTTTCACACTAAACCTTCTGAGGTTTTACATCTTTTCTAACTCTAAGGCCGGGACCTCCTGCCCCCTCCATTTCTCCTGTAATTTGATTTTTAACCTTTCCAGAAGAAGCGTTTGTCCATTTAGTATTTCCATTTTCGTCAGTACCTTTTATATAATTATTTTTTATAGTTCCCGGCAAATGACGATGTGTGCGTATTTTTTTAGTTGTTTCTTTTGTTGCAGTACCTAATCTGCTTTTTTCCAGTTCTTCATTTTGATATTTTTTTTTTAAAAACTCTTTGAGTTTTTCGGCTTTTTCAATTTTTTTATTTTTTTCTTCGTTTTTACCTCTGCAATTAAACTTTTTTCTAGCTGAACATAGTGGAGAATGTTTGTCCTCATTGGAACGACAGTCTTTTCCAGAAGCCCTCATTTTTTGATGTGATCTAGCGCAAAAGGAACCGTCATTACTTGTTTTTTTAGGTTTTTTCTTTTCTTTTTTGCCGGGAACTATAGGTTTTTTTATAGAAATCTTTCTTTTTTTAGAACTTTTTCCTTTTGTTTTAGCTTTAAGTTTTTTTTTAGTTTCTTCTTTCATTTCTTCAATGCTTTTTTCTTCATCAGCTTTTTTTAATTCATTAAGCATTTCTGAAACTCTGTGCATTTTATACATAAGCTTTAAAAAGTTTTCATTTTTTTCAATATCCTCTTCTTCCTCTTCTTCTACTGCAAACTCATCAGGATTAAGTTCTTCTTCACTTTCACCTTCTTCCATTACTGCAAAATCATCAGGATTAAGCTCTTCTTCACCTTTGCCTTCAACCATCATAGCTTCTTCATCAGCTCCAGCCATATCTTCTTCAACCTCACCATAGCCAAATTCTTTAGCCATTTCAATCATAGCTTGAAGTGTAAAAATAAGTGACTGATATAGTTCTGGATTTTCTTGAGCAATTGATTCAAGATAATCTCTATTTTGTTTAAAATTTTGAAGACTTTCAAAAATTACATCTTTAATAGCTTCATGGTCTAAATTTTCTTCACCTTCAACATTAGAAAAGTCATCACCTTCCATCTCTTCTTCAATGGCCATAGCTTCACCCATGACTTCTTCAGGTTCACCCATTTGTTCTTCTATAGCATTAGAAAGCCCTTCATCTTCTTGAGCTTCATCGCTAAAATCACCGGTATCACTATACTTTTCTGTTTCGCCAGACTCAGCCGCCATAGCCTCTTCATGTTCAACATCACCATCATCGTCCAAATCTTCGTCAGGTGTAATTTCACCATGCTCTTCTTCTAAATCAGGTTGGCCATCAAGGTCAATATCTTCTTTAGCCGGATTATCAGAATCAGCCATATCTTCCATGGCTTCATCTTCAAACACACTTTCTTCATCAGCTTCAATTATATCTTCATCAGCTTCATCTTCTCTGTTTTCTTGGGCATCATGGATAAACTCTTCATCTTCATCCATATTTAATTCATGCTCTGGTTGGCCTTCGGCCATTTCTTCAGAACCATAGTCACCATCAACTTCATCGGCTGGAACTTCAATTTCTTCAGTTTCTTGATCAGCTTCTTCGGCAGCATCTTTTTCTTCCATTTCTTCTAAATCTGAATAATAATCATCAGACTCTTCTAAATGGTCAGTAGCAATTTCTTCTGCAATTTCTTCATCATCAGTATGTTCTAACTCATGTTCAGTGCCTTCTTCAAGCTCATCTTGAGGCAAATCTTCTGGTTCAGTTTCGTCACCAACACCACCTTCTAGTCTTTGAACATCTCCGGTAAGAGATTCTTTCATGGCTCTTTCCATTTCTGGTGAGTAATCCATGATTTGGTCTTTACCGTTCATTTTGGCGTAAATAAGAGCTTTTGCAGCGTCAGATACATTTTCACCAATACCAATAGAAATAGTAAAACCAGTTTGTTTGGTGTAGGTATCTTTAAGCTCTTCTAAATCTTTAATGCTTGATTGTGGGACTTGAAAAATTGCCTCATCGGAGCCACTACTAATAACTTCACCACCATTGTACTCAGCCCATTGAGAAAATACTTTAACACCGGAGTTGATATTTTCTGAAATTGATGATAAAGAATTAACGTCATTAGAAAGCACGGCATTACCAATGCTTTCACCTACGTCATCTGTATCTACAGCTACATAAGTCATAAGCTCTTTCATATTTATTCCTTATTAATATATTTCAATGTATTTAATAGCATTTCAACATTTTCTTTATCTATATTTTTTGGAAATTTCATTTTTATATTAGATTCAGTTTTTTTAATCTTAATATTTTTATTCCAATCTTCGCCATAACATATACAAAGCGTTAAATTTTTGCCGCCATCGTATAAACTAGTTCCACAATCAGGACACCCAATTGTTTCTCTTTTTTCAATTTCAGCTTCTCTTTGTACTTCTTTAGCTTTTTGTTTGTTTAGAAAATTTTTAAGTTTTTCTGATTTTGTCTCTTTTTTTAAATATTTTTCTTCAGTTTCTTCTGTTTTAGCCGTAGCAAGAGCTTGAGCAATTTTTTCTTTAACCAAAATTTCAACAGCATCTCTGTGGCTAAGTTTTTGGTCAACAACTTTTGAAATTAAAGAGTGTAACATTAATCTATCATCAATAATTTGTTGCAATTTACTTACGTCAAATGTTTTTTCTTCTTCTTTTTTTGTATTTTTTAAATCTTCAACATCATATAATTCAAATGTTGTCATTAACACAAGGCCAATACCCGGTATTGATCTGTTTTTAAATTCATTTATTTTTTGACCTTTTGAATAAATATATCCTTGAAATGTATCTTGATCTTTTTTTGTTACCTGCATATAGCAATCAGAAGCAAAAGGTAATTCTAAATTTTTATTTTCATCAACCATTAAATTTGTTAAATTTTGAATTAAAAATGACATTACTGTTCTTGGAACTATTTTTAATCCAGTAGAAAATTCGTTTATGCTAGTAGCATTTCTGTTGTACATTTTGTACACATCAGATTTCTGAAGAACTTCAAAAAAATCTTTTCCCAACATAGTTTTAACTAATTCATCTGGTTTGTTCATTTTTTATCTCTATGAATTTGTTCTTTTTTGTGTATCATCTCTAAGAACATAAAGATGAATATCAGCAGTTCCAATAATGTATTTATAATCTGCTGCGGAAATTTTTGTATAAACCTGTCCAAAAACTGGAAAAGTATTTGTTGATGGTGCACTGCCTGTAGTGATAGTGTTGTCATCGCCAAGAGTTGCATACCCAAGACCTGTGGTTGCTTTAAAAAGAAAAAGCTGATCGCCGGGGCATATTTTTGTGGCTACAGTAGTTGCGCTAACATATTCTAAAGCAGGACCAACTTCAAAGTTTTTTTGGGCACCAGCAAATTCGTTATATTCAATGTTATCAATAGTATGGCTATCTTCAACATTTCTTCCGTCTAATCTTCTTCTAAAAATTTTATTAAGCATAAAAACCTCTATATTAACTATCTTTATCTATTTTAATTTTATATTCATTTGGCACAGGTATTGCTTGTTTTGGTTCTTCAATATCCCTAACTCTTTTTCTTGACCCCTGATCTTCGGCAACATCATTGTTTTGATTATAATAAACATACTCTCTTTGAATAATTGCACTGTACTGCATACGCTCAGGAAATGTTTTGCCATTTTCATCAACTCCCTGAGTAACCCTTACTTCATTTGGTATTTCTGTAATGTACCAATGTGCATTATATTTATATCTCATAGAATAAATTCTTCCCTTGCCAGTTTCAACATCTATGCCCGGATTATCTTTTCCATCAATCCATTTTATATGGCCATCTTGAATTTTAAAATGATACCCAAATTTATATTCTTTTTTTTGGCTATCAATTAAATGCTGCACTGATTCAACAGGAAATTGTGCTCTGTCTAATCCACCGGGGTTATACTGCATTCTTTGGTAGTTTGAAACAAGAGTTTTTTTTCCTTTTATAAAAACCCTATCTCCCGGTGCCAAATGAATTTCTTCTTTATCATCAATATTTTTTTTAGTATAAAATCTTGGTATTAACAGTCTAGCAGTAGAATAATCTACAACACCTCCAGCACTTGGTCTTTTACTTTTAGAATTTGATACTATTGCAGCAGTAAAACACCCAGCCAGTTTGTAAATCATACCGTTTGAAGTAATTATATCGTAATCATCACTTCTTCTGTAGTCACCTCTATCTTTTAAACCAACTGGCGAAGGTATTGCTACCCAATGTTCAAACTCAACACCATGGCTTTTAATAAACTGATCTTGAGAATCTAAGTTTATCCCAACTTCTTGTAATGGAAATGGTATTTTTGTTTTTTTAACCATTTTAAACCTAAAAATTTTCTTTAATTATTAAGCTATTTTCTTTGGCATATTCTTTAATTGTTTTTTCAAGACTTTTACTAATTTCTTTTTTGTTTAAGTTTTTAAGTCTAGCGGCATTTTTCTCAGTTTTTTTAAGAGTAATTTCACCACCATTTTCACTTGCTTGAATTGAAAAAATTTCAAAATTATGTTTGGTAATTTTAAACTCAATTTCTTCATTTTTTTTAATTGCAAAAATATTAAGCCCTAGAACAACTTTGTCAGCCGAGCTTAGGTTGTGAGAGTATTCTTTAACAAAAGGAATTGGTTCACCTTCATTTTTACTCATGGTTTGCTCAAATTTGTCATTAAATTTTTTAGAAATTTGATGGGAAACTAAGGCTGGATGTGATCCGACAGCTAAAATATCTGAACTTTTGCTATTTTTAGCTTTTTTACCCAAACCAATGTGAAAACCGCCCTTTAGGGTGACAAGCTTGACCTCAGAACCATTCAAAGTACCAAGTTTTTTAACTTCTTTGATTTCGTCTTTTTTAATTTCCACAGCGTTCTCCTTTACAATATAAAGATTATTTCAGATATTTTCTAAATAAACATTTGATTATTCAAATGTAAAACTCGTCAACATCTTGAAATTGTTTGCTTATAAAACGCTGCATGTCAAAAGCCTCAAAAACTCTAGATGACTTTTCTGCTTCAAATATTTTTAATTTTAACTTTAATATTTTCAAACATTTAGAGTTTTTTTCTGATCTCATTGAGCTTTCCAAAACTATAATAGAAAAAGCTAAATCACACCATTCACTATCTTTAGCTTCTTTGGTGTATTCTTTTAATAATAGTTTTTTAGCTTTACTGTCCATTTTCCAAAATTTCTCTTTCCTTGTTCAAATCTCGATTCTCAGCTTTTTTTTCGGTGAATTTTTCTGGATAACGAGCTTGTAACTTATTGATATTAGTTTCCATAACCGATTCAAAATCCGTACCTAAAGCCTCAAGAGCAATAGCACAATACCAGAGCAAGTCTCCAATCTCTTCTTTAAGATTGGTCGTATCTAACTCTCTGCCATAGAAAATATGTTTTTTGAGTGCATCTTGGAATTCGCCGGATTCAGTAACAAGACCCATAGAGGCGTGAAGAAGGTCTTGCATTTTATCTCTTGGTGGATTTTCGTTAAATGTTACAATTTCTTTTGGATGATGGCCATTGACTCTTGCAAAAACACCTTTTCGGTCTGGTCCATTAGTTCTAAGTGCTGATTTTTGATAAGTTTTGTTGTCCATAGAATCTCCTTTTATATATAATATCACTATTCTGGAGATTGGGCAACATAAGGAGTTTTTTCAAGATTTTTACGGTTTTTAATAAATTTTTGGGTATAATCGTGGTCTTTGTAATTTTTATGAGTTGTGTTAAAATGTTTATCTGTCAAATTATGACCTTGATTCCAAGAATATGCCATTCGTGTTTCATTTCCACCGTGCTTATCGTAAAGATGATTTGCCATATAATTTGCAATTTGTTCTTCGTGTTCTGGGTTTTTATTTATTTTTTCTACAATTTCATTATTTTTCATTTTTGAATAACGATAATAAGGACTGTCTTTGCCCATTCTACCAGCCATTTCCTTAATTGTATTTGGCATTAAACCATATTTTCCAATAGCTGCATCGCCAGCATGGATACCGTGTTTTATTGTCTCATGGTCAGTATTAATGCCACCAGAACTTTCATTCATAGAAATAGCTTTTAAAAAATTTCTAATTTGATTTGCACGAAAACTTGTGTTTGAAGAAGATTGTATTTTAGGCTTTTTTATTTGCTTAGAAGCAATTGACCGTTCTTGAGTTGGAGGGTTAAGTTGCTCTTGAGTTAACTCTTGTGGACTCATGTAATGGGAGCCGGTAATTAGGCTTAGGAGACTAATTCCATTTTTAAATGCTCTAGTAATGTTTTTTTCAAGAAGTTCAGGATTAACATTTTGAAATTCTTGACATTTTTTTATAACTAATTCTTTAAGCATATCTTTTGCCTCTTCATGTGAAATTTGTTTTTCTGAAGCTGCGAGTTTAGGAACGCCAAGCTTATCAGTCAAACCACCTTTGGCATTAATTTTTTCATTAATTTTTTGAATTGGTGTTTTTGGTGCAAGTCTTTGGTTTCTTTCTTCATCACTTTCAATCATAAGCTGATGTGGTTTAACCATAACCTCTTTTTGGTCTTTAAAAGCACTAGGAGCAATAGGGCTATCCGGCTCTTGGTATTCACTATCGAATTTACCAGTTTTCCAATCTTCATAATCTTCATTAGCATATTGCAAGGCTTCTTGCCTATAATCTTCTTTTTCTTCATCAGATAAACTAGATTCAAATTCTTCAGGTTCTATAGTTCTACCCTGAGCTTCACTTTCAGCTTCAGCCGCTTGCTGTATTGAATAGTAGTAATGATGGTCTGTATTTTCAAGTAAAAAATTTTCTTTATTTTTTTTATCAAATTCTTCGCTTTTTTTAGGGACGACTGTTCTTTCAAATCTTTCCTTTCTTCCTTGCTCTTCTTCTTCTTTAAAAGGGTTGTCAAAAGAATCAAAATCATAATCTCTTTTTGAACCAATAGATTGAGGAATGTGATGGATTTGAGATTCTGGTATCCAAGCAGAAAGTGTTTTTCTAGGCAATTTTTCTTCGCCATAATATCTCATGCCGGTCCAATCATCAGCATAACCTTTTTGTTCAAATTCTTCTTTATCATCTTCATCAAGTTCAGCATCACTACCAACATTTACATTTTGAAAAGATGCAGCCACATCATAATCAGGTGTCCAACCTGATAAATAGTCTTTGTTAAAACCAGAATCTTGTAGCTTATTAAACTCTTCACCACTCATACCACGGTGCATAAGATACATCATTTCGCCGGTTTCAGGGTGTTTTTTGGTTTGTGTAAGGGAAGCCCATTTTGCCAGTTGTCTTGACCTAGCATTTGGGTTCATTTCGGGCATAGTATCTTTAGCAGAAGAAATTTGAGTAGTAGACCAATCTTCTACATCTTTTCTTTCTTCTGGTAGAACATCAGTTTCAGGATTAAAAGACATCTTTCTCTGACGAGAACCTTTTTCTAACTTCTCAATTTGTTCCAAAAGTGATTTGTACATAGTAATATAATATCATTAAATATTGCTTACAAAATATTTGTTATAAAATATTTTTTTGATTTTTTTTACATGCTCTTCTTTTTTAGCCGTAAGTTCCCCAATTCTAGTTTGGTAGACAGCCGGACCCGGATTTGAACTAGATTGAGAAATACCATCGTGTGATACTGATACACTCGTATTAATATTTTGAGCACCTAAATTACCTAAAATTTCAATTGCAGCAATTACGCCAACAAGTTCATTTACAACCATTGGAATCTGACCTTCTTCGGCACATACACCAATAGTATATTCTACTTCCCAATAAGAAGGGACCCAATTAATCCCCCCATTCATAGCAGCAATAAAAGCCAATCCAGCCGCCCCTGTAGGCTGACCTGAAGAAACTCCAGTTGCCCCAACAACTGTTAATGGAATTACATTTACTTGTTTTTGAAAAAAACGAGCTGCCTCAATCCAATCTGGCGGTATTTCAAAAATATTTTTGTTATTAGAACTTTGAATCGAGAGTTTGTCAATTTGAATAATAGGACCTTTATTTGTCATAATATGGATAAAACTTCTATATAACTCTCTATCAAACGGATGTTTTTCTTTAATTTTTATGGGTGTAAGTGGAACATCAATTAAAATTTCAGCTTCACTCATGGCTAAGTTGATTTTGTCTTTTAAATCATCGTCATTATATTGAGAAAGATCAATACCTTTTAAATATCTTGAAGTCAATTTTTCAGGTGTTAAAATTGGCTCAACTCTTTTAATTAAATTACTAATTTTATTGGCTAAGACCGGATATGTCTTATTCCCATACCCTTTGGGGTAATCTTGTTCAGATATAAATGCCATTAACAACCCCCTTTTTTGAAATAGTCAAAATTAGTATTGTTTTTACTTGGATTTGAAAGTTTCCAACTTAAAGTAACTCTTTTTATGTTATTTTTTTTGGCAGCCTCGCTAATAGAGTTAAATATTTTGCCAGTTTTTTTATTTATAATTTTTTTATGATGATTACCAATCCAAGGTTTGCTTTTATTTGGCTCTTTAGTCCATCTAAAATTTGTATTATTTCTATCTCTACCTGATAACTTGTTAGTTAAGCTTTTATAATTCATGCCGCATTCCAAAGCACATTCTTTTGCAGAACTCCATTGTTTTCCAGTTTTTATATTAATAACTTTTTTTTGGTTAGGGTTTTCTTTCCTTTTCTTGGCTATCTTACTTAGTTTTTGCTTAGTTTTGTCGGTTAATTTAGAGTTTAAACCTCCAAACCTATTATTGTAACCGATATTTCTGTCTAAACTATTGTATTTATGTATTAATAACCATTCTTGGTAGTTTAACTCTGTGATATTATTGGCACCACCTATTTCTTCAATAGTAAAATTTTCAATCCCGTATTTTCTCATGGCTTTATGTATAGTCATATTTGATTTTTTAGAATCTGATTTATGTTGTGACCATCTTTTTTTTAGACATTGTATAGTTTGTCCTATGTAAACCTTTTCATTAATTTTATTTGTTATTTTATAAATTAACATCCACCACTCTCCAAGAGATCAACTACAATTGCTTGGTCTACTTTGAATTTGCTTTCAACACCGTCTTCTGTGATAGAAAATTTAACAGCTCCAGAATTTGGAACTTCGTTAGCTGTAAGGTCAATATACCACACTGATTTGTCATCTGCCCATGCTTGAGTTGCAGACTTTACAATTTCTGTAGTTTCATCAATGCTTAAAAATGTTACTGTTACTGAGTCAATTAAGGTAGCTTGGCTTAAATACCTTAAATCATCTTTGAGTTTGTCAACTATTTGAAAATACAAGCGTTGAGCAGAGCCTTCCGCAATATCCCATTGTGATATATATTGAAAACAATTGACATTTGCTACATTTTTTAATAACTTAGCTGATAACTTCATAAAAAACTCCTATCATACTAAAGATTATGACGATTATATGATACTATATATGTGTGAAAAGAAAAATAAGATGTATATATATTGATGGAATTGAAAAAAGTGGTAAAACCTCTGTTACAAGAGAAATACGCAAATTTTTAAAAGAAAAAAACAAAGACCTTTGTGAAATTTATGGTATTAAACACTACCAAGACCATCTTAATATGCAAGATAAAATTTTAAATGATAACAATAACTCTTTTGTTTTAAAAGAGGGTTCCCTTATGCAAGTTTTTTACGATTATGTAAAGCGTGATTTTGGCCCTTCTACCCTTGAAAAAGATTTTAGTTCACTTGTCAGAAAAGAAAAAGAAATTAATCACAATTTTGGTGCCGCACATTTTTTCTTAATTCCTGAAGATGAATTTGCTTTAGACAGAGTTTTTAAAGAAAAAAAACCTCATTACATAATGAATATACTAAATTTTTACAAGAATATCAATCTATATACCTTGACACAAGGTCTTGATATTAGGTTGATATTCTTTAATGAGCACGATAAAATATACGATGTTAGAGATAAAATATTAAAATTATTAAAAAATAATTATGAAATTTAATCTTATTTTTTTCTAACAATTTTTTTTTCAATTGTTTTTATAGTATTTTTAATAAAACCTAAGTCTTTTTTATTATCTTTGTTGGCATCAACATCAGTTTTTTTATCTTTTTTCTTGCTCATATTGGCAATAAGCTGTCGAATTTTTTCAGATTTTTTCATTTACACCTACTTACAGTGATTGAATAGCAGCTACCATAGCATCGTAAGATGTTTTAAATTCGTCAGCAGCATCTTTGCTAGTAAGAGAATGTTCTAGACTATACCTTGCTGACTCGCTCATTTCTTCAGCACCCATATCGGTTTTAGCTTTATCTAAAGCAGCTTGAGCTGCCGGAATACCGGGATCAAGAGGAGGAAGGGAATCAAGAGCAATAAATTTCTCAAGAACATCAGCCATTTTTACAATTTTCTTTGAAAGCTCTTTTCCACTAGAACCATTTCCGTCACCAGCAAGACCAACAAACAACCTTTCTTCAATAGAAGCTTCTTTGTCACGGTCAAGAATATCCAAAATTGCTTGAGCAGCAGCAGCATCTACAGGAGCGGATGTAACCTCTACACGGGCCGCAATTTCGCCACCAACTTTGTCATCAGTCATGGCAAGGTCTAATCTAAATTCAGTATCTTTACTTAGCATTTTTTCCTCCATATAATCAAGATTAAATACTACGATTTTAATTTAAAGATTATTACTAATTACTCTTAATTACTGCCAAAAATTAATAAACCTTTGAAATTAGGCAAATATTTAATTATTGTAAATTTTTTAATTGCAATTAAATAAGGTTGTGATAATATATCTGTGAAATGTAAGAAAGCCAATAGCTTAAGTTAATTAATAATTTTAAAGGAAAAAATGAATAAATACGATAAAGAATTAAAAGCAGCAAGGGCAGCAGCAAAAGCAGCAAGGTTAGCAGCATGGGCAGTAGCAGATTCAGCAGCAGGGTCAGCAGCAGGGTTAGCAGCAGGGTCAGCAGAGCTAGAGTGGCAAATTAATAAAGTATTGGAAGTATTGGAGGGTTAAATTTTTTTACCCCGACATCTAGCATAGGAGGTAATGATGCTAACTGACCAACAGCAACGAATTGTAGAACTAACCAAAGAACGTGAAGCTCTTAAAGAGCGTCTTAAAGAAAGTAAAGAAGAGCTAAATACTCTTCTAGCTGAAACTGGTGTTGGAACCCATTTCCAAGACCCATCTGATGGTACTGTATTTGAGGTAATTGTTCCAACTGGAACTTTTATTTCATTTGATATTATCGGTTACAACCGTACTAAACGTGAAGGTGAAAAAGCCGGAACCCTAAGTATGAAAAAGGCAAAAGAGCTTGGATACGAAATCTGAAATATTGATTAGACTATTAGCAGTATCAATTACGATACTGCTAATTTATGTATTTGATAAATTTTGTGTGGAGAATAAAATATATGAATTATTTTTTTTCAACCCAGACTTTACTAAGAAGGTCTACCAATTGACCGTGATGCCTTCTCATTTCTTCTCTAAGCTGCTCAATTTTTTCAGATAATTCTGTAATTTTTCCTTCGTATATATCTTTTTGGTGAGCAAGTTCTTGCTCAAGAACTTTACATTTTTGATCTGTGTATTCATGTGATAGTTTTAAAACTTTTTCATTTTCTTGTTCACGTTCTTTGCGAATACTACTTAACATTTTATATAACGTAGCAATACCACCAGCAATTAAAAATAAAGCACCTGATACCATACCTAAAATTTCATAATTCATAATTCTATCCTAATTATTTGCCCAAAATTTTAAGGCCCAATTTTTTGATGCTGGAACGTGAAGTTCTTCAATGTGATCAAAAGGGTCTTCGTATGTCCAATCATCACATTCATTATCTGGGTCATTACTAGCATCAACTTTTTGATCACAGTCAACTTCAACTTTAAATAGATATATCAAGATACTATTCTGCATACCAACTTGAACTAGTTTTATCTTTTTAGCATCAAGACCGGTCTCTTCTTTAAGCTCTCTGACCATACCAAGAAACGGACATTCGCCCTTTTCTATATGACCAGCCGGAACCGTCCATTTGTCGGTGTCGTTTCTCTTCCCCATTAAAACTCTGTCATTATCATCAACCAATAGGCCAACGGCAACTCTTTTTGTTTTTTCACCAACCATAATTATAAGATTATTTTTTACTTTTCTGAAGCGGCAATTTTTTTAGGATTTAGACCTGATTCTCCGGGTTTAAATCTTTCTGGTTTTACCATTTCTTTTTGTTTTTCTATAGGCAATTTAGTAATTGCATCTTTTTTTTGATAATTTGCATGTATTTTTTTCATATCGTCTAAACTAACAGTATTTGCCCAATTGTTTAATTTTTTCATAGAATTTTTTATTCTGGTTTGTCTTTCAAAATTTCCTTTTTTACCTAAATCATGAAAAGTATTAAAATTATTTCTTAAAGAAGGGCTGGTTCTGAAATCAGAAAAATGTGCCAAGGCTTCTTCGTTAACATTTTCCTTGTAACCCTGAGTGTCTTTTAAATATTTTAACATGCTTCCCCTGTCTTGAGGGTGAAAAAAATTATCTAGCGCATATCTCATTAAACTTTGTGTGTGATTTTTTAATTTTGGATATTTTTGATCAATTTTATTTATATGATCGTGAAAACCTTCGTGATATTGAGTTGTTGGAAAATTACCTCTTCCTTTAGTTTGTGCCATTTCTTTTTTGGTTTGACTAGGCTCCATGCTTATAGCTCTTCTTTTACCTTGCCCTGTAACCATAGCCATACCTTCTGAACTAGACGGTACATCATCACCTAATTCTTTTTGAAACCTTGCAGCTTGCATGGGGTTGCTTAAAATAGGGACTTCTGATTGTGGTTTACTTTTTCCTGCTAGTTGTGTAAATTGTATAGGGGCTTGGCCTTTTTTTATTGAGTTATCAATCTCATTTTCTAAATGCCAATCTCCATTGATTATTTCATCAGGCAATAAACCAGCTTTTTGATCTGCATAAACTGTATTTGCAGGATTTTTTCTGTTTTGCTCTCCATAAGGACCAAAATTTACCCAATTATTTTGCCCCATGGTTTCTGTTGCTAAAGCTTTTGATGCTAAAGGAGAATACATTTTTTTATGTGTAAGATATGCTTTGTGCTCCCCAACAGGACCAAAACCTGAAAGCCCTCCTTTATGATGGCCATTTATATCATGCACTATTCTGAATATATCATTAGCTAAAAGTTCGTTTTTGCCATGCATGATGCCGGTAGGCTTTAACATTGGATGGTCTAGGCCGGATTCATTTTCTGTACCAAAACCTTGTTCGGTTGGAAAATACCACAAATGATTGTTGTTTATAATATCATTGTGTAACTCTTTTGAATTTTTATAAGGGTTTTGCATTCCCGGCTCAATTCTTGATATCTTTAGCCCACTATTCATTATGTCGTTATATTGTTGCAATGTTTCGTTTATTAATGCGCTATAAGACTCCTGAACTTCAGGATGGTTTGGGTCATGAACCATTTGATCATAGGCCTGTGCTATAGCTGACCCATGCTCAGAATTTAACTTAACTTTTGGTGTAGATAAACCTAATTCAGATTTAAACATTCTTTTATGGGTATAATTAATTAAATTTTTATCAATTTTTTTTTTATTTTTTTTTGGTTTTGATGTGTTTTGAATTTTGCCCTCTAAGCATTCCGCAGCAAGAGCTGCTCCACCAGTTAAAGAGTCTGGAGTACCACTCATTACACCAGCAATCAAAGCTTTTCTCATGTTATTTTTTTCACTAGAATTCCAAGTGTTTTCTGTGGTAGATATGTTGATTTTTTTATTTGCTAATTTTTCAATTTCTTTTTTCTTACTATTTCTTTTTTTGTTTTCTTTTAAGCCGCCTTCTCTGCGAATTTGATTGTATTTTTTTTGATACGCCTCAACTGCATCACCATTTTTTTTAATATCTTTAACAATTAAATTTCTATAACTTATTGATTTTGTTAAAATCTCGCCTTTAGATAATATTTCACAATCCCAATTTTGATTTTTGTATAAAAAATCATCGTCAAAATTACCTTCAATAAGTTCAGCATCACACACTTTGTTACAAGGCTTTACGGTAATTGCAACGTCACGGGCAATAGATTTTGTGACTTGCATACCTTTTTTTTCGATTTTTCCACCCTCGATAGAAAAACCTACGACAAGACGGCTGTTTTTACCCTTATCTTTATTTTTGTATTTTAACATAGCCGCCACATCTTGCGCACCAGAATGACCTAAACCGTCAAACAATTCTGCTTTAATATAAACAAAAGGTTTTTTAATTTTACTCCAGAAGTATGCTTCACGCTTATTTTTAGCGTCATCTTTTTTCATAATTTTACGTGCAAACGTAACTTTTCCAACTACTTGCGAAGGTCTGTCTTTTGATCCATGCTCCCAATTAAGAATTGAATCAGGCCCACCAAGACTAGAAATATCCATCCCTTCAATACTCAGAGATTCACCAGAAGAGTCTAAATGTTCACTGGCAGCTATGCCATCAATGATTGTATTCTTAGCCATACTATAAAGATTCAATTTCAGGTAACTTATTCTTTTTTTTTCTATTTTCAGATTTTGTTAAGTATTGAAGATTCCAAGGAACATGAAGACCACATAGTTTTTCATGTTTTAAAGGAAAAATATGGTTTACTTCATATCCTTTAGGACAATTTTTGTAAAATTCTTCTATTTCACCTTTAAGTTCTTGAAATATAGTGGCTTGTTTTTTTAAAGCTCTTTTTTTATTTGCATACTGTCTAAATTTGTGAGAATTTTTTTTTACATATTCTTTTTGTTGTTTTTTTATTTTTTGTTTATTTTCTTTTTTATAATTTGAAATACAAAATTTACACTGATTAATATAACCATCTTTGGTAGCTATTTTTTTTATTCCTTTTACAAAATATTCTACAGGTCTTCTTAAGTAACATCTATTACATCTTTTTTTACCTTTTAAATGTGTATAACAAGGTGAGCACATATATTTTACTTCAAATTCCTCAACATTTTTTATTTGGTCGCAACCTTTGCATTTCCTAAATTTTACATTAGGGTCTTTTTCTACATATTTTTGACTGTAATCATATTCTTTTGGCATTGTAATTTCCTTAATTTAAAAGTTGTTTTTTATTATATAATATCATAAAAAATTAACAAAAACAATATATTACAAATTTTTTTATTAATTTTTTTATTATAAGATGTAAACATTAAAATAAAGCTTTGAAATCACTATAAAAGTGTTTTTTATAACTTTCTATTAATAGGAGGAAATTTATGTTAAGTACAGCAAAAGCCGAAGCAGTAGCCAGAAATCTAAAAGAAGCTCTCGAAAAAAGAGGGTTTTCAGTTGTTGAATCTAAGACAGCAAAAGGAAGAGCATTATCTATTGATTCTGATAAGATGACAATTAGAATGGATGCTAAAGATGCAGTTTCTAAAGATATTTTTGGAAATGATAATGACGCATTTACACCGCACGAAGTAAAACTTGCCATTGACGATGCACAAGCAAGCCTTAGTGAAGTGGCTAAAGTTATGATGGACCTTGGAAAACAAGGGTTTGCTCTTAAAATTGGTGAAGGTACAGGAAAAGTTGCTGCTGAAGCTGCTGCCGATGCTGCTGAAGAATTGGCTCACAATGTACACTGGCCAACTAAAGGGGCTTAATTCTAGTTTAACTTTAATGTATAAGGAGACACATCATGTACACAAAAAAACAAGTTGATGAAATGCTCTCCCAAGTTGAACAAGAATTCAATAACGCCTTGGGAAGCATTGCAAAAAACGAAGAAACAGAAGTAGAATCTGAAATGGAAACTGAAGAGTTTGAAAAAGCTGAAGTAGAAATTGAAGAAACTGAAGATTACCAAACTATTGATGAACTATATGCTTCAATGGAAAAAAATGAAATTGAAGCTCACTATGAGTCCTTGAAAAAAGTCATGTTTGGAGATTGTGAAGAAATCGAAGAAGATTCTATAGAGAAAGCTGAAACTGAAGAAGTTGAAGAAATTCAAATGGTTAAATCTGAAAATGAAAACCTCAAAGAAGAAAATGAGGAACTAAAGAAAAGCTTAGAAAATATCGAAGGTTTAATTAACAAAATGTTTAATACTAAAAAAGCTCCTTCTCAGAAAGCTATTACTGCTACAAACTATATAGCTAAATCTGAAGAAGAAGATAATCAAGTTGATTTTTCTAAAATGACCAAAAGTGAAATTACTTCTAAACTGAAAAACCTTGACTATTCTAGTCTTGAAAAATCAGATAGAGAAGCAATTAACGAATATTGTTTAAATAATGCAAGTGTAAATAAAATTAAACACTTAATTAAGGAATAGGAGGACTAAATGTCTAGCACAGTAGAACAATTGGAACAACTCGTTAAAGCGTTAGAGGTTGGCAGTTATAATGCAACTCCTGACAGCTTAACTCAAGGTGCCGCACTTCAGGTTGAAGACCTTTCACCTGTAATGCAAAACGTAACTTTTGATGATTCACACATCAAACTTCAAAAAATGCTTGACATTAAAGATGCTAAGTCTCAATTGATTCAGTTCAACAGACAACTTGATTACGGTATCTTTGGTGGCTCTGCACAGTATGAAGGTGGTATCGGTGAAGAAGATACTTCTAACTATGTACGTGCAGTTGTGCCAATGGCATATTACTCAACAACAAGAAGAGTTTCTGTAGCTGCTAATATGATTGGAGCTTTTGATGGTGTAAAAGCCGAAGATAGAGCTGCTTCTGATGCTGCCATGAAACTTGCTGGTGACGTTGAATTTGACTGTTTTAGAGGTCAAGCTGACTTTTCTGAAGCTGGTTTTTTCTCTGGAAACCCATCGTCAATTGCTGAAGTACCTAATATGGTAGGTATTGATGCTCAAATTAGAATGTCAGACACTATGTCAAATACTCAAGACTTGATGTTTGCTGAATATGGCTCTGATCAAACTGTAGTTCTTTCTGCTGATGGTACTCTTACTCAGTCTATCATTGAAGATGCTGCTGTTAGATCAGCAATGAATCACGGTTCTGCTGACAAGCTTTGTCTTGACCCAATTTCTCTTTCAGCATACAACAAAATTGCTCATGCAAAAGAAAGAATTGTTCTAGCTGGTTCAGCTACTTCAAAAACTGGTGCTGAATTAAGACAACAGTGGACATCTTCTGCTCTTGTTACTATGGAGCCTTCAAGATTTCTTTCTGGTAAAACTAAGCCTGCAAGAGCAAGAGCTGGTTCTCTAGCTGCTCCATCAATTTCTAGTTCTGCTTCTCCAGTTAATGCTGATTCAGTATTGAAAGCTGGTGATTATGTTTACTACGTTACTGCGGTAAACGAAAGAGGTGAGTCTATCAAGTCTGATGATGAACCGGTAACTAATGTTGCTGCTGGTGACTCAGTAACTCTTACTATTGCTAACGATACTGCTAAATATTACAATGTTTACAGAAGTGAAGCTGGTGGTTCATCTGCCTCTGCAAAATTTATTGGTAAAGTAAAAAATTCTGGTGGTGCCCCTACAGTTTTTACTGATCTTGGTTTCAAAAGTCCGGGTTCTGTAACAGGATTCCTAATTCAATCAAACACTTGGGGAATGCATCAACTTTCTCCTTACTCAAGATTGAAAATGGCTATCAATGACCTAAGTTTACCTGAAGCTCATTTTAGGTTCCTATGTCTAGCTGGTTATCAGCCAAGAAAAAATGTTCTCGTCGATAATATTACAGGACAACTTTAATAAGACATAACTTATTGAGATTATTAAAAAGACCCCTTTTTAGGGGTCTTTTTTTTGTTAAAAAATTATTTTAGGGTTCTTTTTAGTTTTCATAATGTTTATAATTATAGACAATATCGTACATTTTGTATATAATTATAAACATTAATATATCTTTGAAGAGAATTGTCCGATTGAAACCAAGTCTGATAGAGTGACAAGAAATATCAAAATCAAAAATAAAATACACAAAAAAATATTGAAAGCATAAAATATTATAAAAAAAGAAATTTTACAAACAATGATATTTCCAATATTACTGAAGCAAATTTAAACAAAATAAAAGAAGTTGTAAAGGCACATTGAAAAATACAGAGAAAGAATTAGCTAAATCTCTTAATTTATGTAGAATATGGGATTGCGGAAAGAAAAGATGGGCAATTTATCTGTAGTAATCTTTATAGTAAGCGAAATTACACGGGTAATTTTAAGAGGTTAAGGTATGGCAATCGAAAGGGTTTGGAAACAAATCAAGGCGATTCCTTTTGTGGCTGACGGAACAGAAGGCGGTATTGTAACCGTTGAGGACACAAAGCATTTTAAAGTAAAAATGGCAGTTGTTTTAAAAGCTGATGGAATCGAACCTAAAAGATACGAAATTAAAAGAGTTTTGAGTAATTCTCAATTAATTTTAGGTCCCGAAAAAGAACCTATTCAAAAAAGGTCTAATATTTCTATTTACACCGTAGCATTAAATTCTACAATTGAAGCACCTGAACAAGAAAGACCAAAAATACCTCCAGCCGATTATGAACGGGCTACATACGAAGAAGAACCAGTTGTCGCAAAAAGAGTCATACCAGTAAACAGGTATGGAGAATTAAATTCACCTGACAATCCTTTGTATGCACAATTAACAGATGGTGAAATTAATATTGGAACAGTTAATGCTGAATTAGAAGTTCGGCTATCTCATAAAGATAATTTTCCCGATGCTGGAGATGTTAGAGATGCTGTTAATGTTGTTGATAATTTTTTAATTAAAAGATTTGAAAAAATAAATAACATTACATACGAAGGTTTGGCTGACCAAGGTTCTTTACCTAGCGAAGCAAAATGGCGAATTACAAGAACAATAAAGCAACCTAATGGCGATTTAATAACTTCAATTGTTGGCGATACTAGTTACGACCAAGTATGGAACGATAGGGCTACATTATTTTCTCCTGCAACACCAATTGATTTTTTTGATAGAAAATGGGAAAAAATTCTTCCTATATTAAACAATGCTAATTTTTTAAAACTAGGAAATTTTGATGCGGTAGTGCCTAGTTTTTCAGGAAATATTGCTACTATTAATTATTTTGAAAGTGGAGCTAATATAGCTAGGATAACTGTAAGATATGTGCATGAACTAGATTGGGATATGAACCTAGAGTCTTTTATAAATGATACAAACGGTGATATATTATTGGACGATGACGAAAGCCCACTAATTTTGGAGTAACTATGAGTAAAGTTAGAGATTTACCTGAACAAACCACGCCAGAAGATACTGATTTACTTTATACAGTAGACGATTCTGAAGGTGTTAATGGTGGCAAAAAAATAAAACTATCTACATTAAAGAATTATGTTAAACAAGACTTAAATGAACATTTAGATGGAGCACCTAGCAAACACGATGCATCAGAGGTTGATTACGAAAGAAATGATTTGGAAAAAACAGACGTTCAAATTATAAGCGATAGTGTTGACACTGCAATTGATGATTTGGATGATAAAAAACTGTCTATTGACGGAAATAATAGTATGAATGCTGACCTTAATATGGGCAGTAACAATATTGTTGATGTTAACTTAATAAACGGTATTGATATTTTATCTTTATTTTCTAGTAACGGATTAAATAGCGATGTTGTAATAAATAGTGTTGACGATTTTCCAACACCTGTTGCTGGCGTTATAACTTTAGAACCTAACAAAAATTATGTTATTGGTGGGAACATTAATATTGGGAACAATAGAATAGTTTTTAACGAAAAAAATTCAATAAACGGTAAAAATCCTGAATTTGACAAATTAATTTATACAGGAACAGATACAATGTTTACTGTTTTAAATAATGATTTTGTTTTAAATAGAATTGGAATAGAATGTAATCAAGGAACTTTTGTAAATGCAACAAACATAAATTACTCAATTAATCCTGCGGTAGATTCTTTTCAAGGAAGAAATAAAAGATTTACTATAACTTTTTGCAATTTAATAGGTGGTTCTGCTGGCAATGGAAGCACTCTAGGTGAGTGCGAAGGTTTTGCTACAATAAATTTTAATGGTAATTTAATTACTAGTTGGGACGATGGTTTTCAAGTTTCAAACGGATTGTCATTTCAATCGTTAAATAACAAGTCAGTTTTATGGAATGGTCAAGGTAACTCAATGATTATCTTAAGAGACAATAATTGGTCTAATCAAACAGGTGGAGCTGGAAGTTATATACCTACTGGATTTAATGCTTTAAATTTTAATGGTAACGTATTGCACCCTAGAACTGCCGATTATGCTGTTTTTATAGAAAAAGGTCATTCTACTAGAGAAGGTAACGTATCTGGTAACATTTTTATTACCACGGAAACAACTACTGGTGGAGTTTTTAATCCTAATAGTTTAAAGTATAATGATTTGCCTGAATATAATATTCAAGGAAACCAAGGTATTCAAGACAATGTTCCAACAATTCAGGCTACTATTGATAACTTCACAAGTGTAACAACTGTTATAAATGCAGTTAACACTCCGGTAAAATTAAATTTTAATAATACAATAAAAACTTCTCAAAATTTATTGTTTTCTTCTAGGATTTTGGTAAATTCAACTACTGGTTTTGAAGAAAATCAAATTATAACGGGAGGAACGTCTGGTTATACTGCCAGAATACAGTCGATTGATTTGGCAAATAATTATTTGTATGTTGAATATGTTGTTGACGCAATAGGTAATAATCAGTATTTTACTGTTGGAGAATCTTTATCTAGCACAACCGCAAGTGCGACATATAATGGTGTTGATGGAAGTTTTAAATATTATGGAAACAAAGATATATCCATAAGATTTGTTGCTACCATGTCTTTACAAAAACAGCAAAATGGTGCTGATCTTTTTTCTATAATTCCTTATTTAAATGGTGTGCCCGATCTTGAAACAGCAGCTTTTATTGAACTTGACATTGGCATACCTTTGCAAGTTACTGTTCAAGATATACAAAACATATCATCAGGTGATATTATAGAGCTTTATATAGAAAACAAAGGGTCAAGCGATAACGTAATTTGTCAATCTATTGTTTGGAATTTATCGGGCAGATAAATTTAAATTAAAAAAATTAAAAAATAAAATAAAAACAAAAAGTTAAATTAAAAAAAAAAAAATTAAAAAATGAATAAACAAATACTTATATTTTTGAAAAAATTAATTATTTTTTCATTGTATTAATCTTTATAAATATGGTTCGTAATTCTGCGAACTTTTTTTATACAAAAAAATATTGTAAAAAAATATAGCACAACGCTATATTTCAAGCCAAAAGGGGGAAACTAATGGCTAACCAAATTAAAAAGAAATACTTAGTACCTGAAATTTTCACAGAAATTGATACTGACATTGCTAATGCTGTCGCTGCTGAAGAAACTAGAGCTGAAGGTCAAGAAGCTGCTATCAGAAGTGAATTTGCTGCTGCTGATACTGCTTTACACACTACTATTTCTGCTGAAATTGCTGCTGCTGATACTGCTTTACACACTACTATTTCTGCTGAAATTGATGGTGATGTTGAAGTAGAAAAACTGAGAGCTGAAGCTGCTGAAGCTGCTCTTGGCGTTAGAATTGACAATGTTCTTGAAAATTTAGACTCTGCTGCTATAGATTCTTTTACAGAAGTTGTTACTGCTTTTGTAGATGCTGATAGTAATTTAGAAACTAGTATTACTAACTTAAGTACTGCTGCTGCTGCTGACAGAGCATTGATCAGAAGTGAATTTGCTGCTGCTGATACTGCCTTAAAAGGCGATGCTAGTGCGGATTATGATACTCTAGGTAAACTTGAAGACAAAATTCAAGAAAACGCTACTTCTATCAGTAATGAAGTTTCTAATAGAGAAGCTGCTGATGATGCACTACAAACAACCATTGATGCAATTCAAGGTCTTGATGACATCCTTTTTGAAGACTCTGGTGTAAACTCTTCAGGAAATGCTACTGTAGACCCTGAAGGAAGAGATGGCTGGTACTACAAAAATGCAGGAAGTGGAGAAAAAGCTTTTTGGTATTTTTTTAGTTCAGTAGATGGAGAGGGAAATGTAGTAAACCCTGTAACTGTAGAAGAATTCCAAGGAGTTTACTCAGTAAACAGTGTTAAAGCTGGACCTGAAGGCGATACTTTTCACATGGCTCTTTACACAACTCCTGAAGGAGATGGTAACGATGCTAATTGGTACAGATCGAGAAGAGTGTACGTTCCTTCTGAGCCTTTTGATAGAGAAGTTAAGATGCTTTTTTACGTTGGACAAGAGCCAGACGCTTTTGTTCATCCAGAATTGCCTAGAATGCAAATGGTAGAATCAGTTGTTGCTGGTCAACAAGCTGGAGCTTTTGCTAATTCTGAATCTATGTTATATGTTGCTTTCAGCACCAATAGCGTTTCTCAGGCTGGTAGTATTGAGTTATTAGTAAACGCTCTTGGATTTAATTCAAGTGTTTACAACAAAGAGTATTCTTTGCAAATTAGAGATAATTTTTCTTTGAGTGGAATTAAAGATTCTGTTCTATCAAATCAATTTCAAATTGAGCAAAATACTGCTGCTATAGCGGCTTTGGATGGAAATTTTGCAACAGATCAAGAGTTAGAAGATGCTGTTTCAAGTTTACAAGCTAAAATTGATGCTGATGTATTGGTAGAAAAACTGAGAGCTGAAGGTCAAGAAGCTGCTATCAGAAGTGAATTTGCTGATGCTGATACTGAACTGCAAGTTAAAATTGATGCTGAAAAAGCTAGAATTGATGCAATTTTGGATGCTTCTGAAGCTGATAAAGATTCATTTGCTGAAATTGTATCACTAATCAATTCAGTAGATACTGAAAGCGACAATGTTTTTTCTGCTTATGTTCTTAGCAATGACGCTGCATTAGCTCAAGAAATTTCTGATAGAGAAGCTGGCGATGCAGCTATTACTGCTGCTGTAACCGAAGCTTTTGGTAGTTTAAAAGATGACAATAGTGGACTATATGATAGTAGTGGTCGAGGTGATTTGCATACTGAATTTAGCGCACTTGAAAATGCTATCGCTGTTGAAAGAGATAGAATTGATGCTCTAGATACTGGATTTGTTACTGAAGCTGAATTTGCGCTAGAAACAGCTAAAATTGCTACTCTTAAAACTGAAATGGATGCTGCTGAAGGTAGACTAACAGCAATTGAAGGTCTTGCTTTTCACAAAGAAAGTGCTGTAGTTGCTGCTAGTAATGATTTTGAACTTTTAAATGAGCCAAAGGCTAACTCTTTGTCTGTTTTTGTAGGTAGACTTGCTCTTATAGAAGGTGTAGACTACGATGTAGTTGGAAAAATAGTTACTATGTTTGGTGATCTTGCTCCCGTTGGAGGTGTAGAAGGCGAAAAAATGGAAGCTGGAGAAAATATTTACTTTCAATACTATAAGTGAATAGCAAGCACAGGTGGTGACTCAGGAAGCACAGGTGGTGACTCAGGAAGCACAGGTGGTGACTCAGGAAGCACAGGTGGTGACTCAGGAAGCACAGGTGGTGACTCAGGAAGCACAGGTGGTGACTCAGGAAGCACAGGTGGTGACTCAGGAAGCACAGGTGGTGACTCAGGAGATGGTTCGCTAACGTGGGGTCCAGAAACAGATAGTGCTATTATCTTTTATACTGATGGGACTTCAAGTTCAGGACTTTCTGGAAATGATCAAGTTTATCAGCTAAGCTATGAGAATGGCACATACTATCGTCCAAATGGAGAAGAATGGTATTGGGCAACAAATGATTGGGGTCTTTATGTGAAAACAAATTTCTTTAATAGCTACGGTTGGCGTTTGTATGTTGATTACACTAATTTACAAAACAGCGATCCTATTTATAGAATGATTGCAAGAAAACCTGACGATAATAGAGGATTTAGTTATAACAATGCTATTCGTGATAGTTCTGGAAATGTTGTTTATGATGAAAATGGCGAAACAGAACCTAGTAAATTAAGTAAATCGTTTATAAGTTCAAACTTAGTGATTGAGTATGACCATCCGGGTTCTAAACATTCTTTTGGACTTTACGACGAAACAGGTCTTGAAGTTTTTTGGAACTATGATTTTGGGCAGTTTGTTTACAGTAATGGAGAATTTGTTGCAACAAATTCTCCACTTTATTCAGGTCCAGATGGTTTAGAAAATAATTCCACAATGGTTTATGACGGTACTGTTTGGGGAGAATGGTCTTACAATCCAATGACGATGACTTGGGAACCATTACCTTAGATTAAAAAAGCTTAAATATAAACTGAGAGGTTCGCTACCTCTTTTTAGCCTGCCTATAGGTAGTTTATATACGGGGGATGGGTTTTACTCATCCCCTTTTTCTATTGAGCACCTTAAATAATCACCATCTTTTGTAAATTGCAAAATAAGTTCCGGCACCATTTGTCCGTCAAGAACATTCTCAAATTCTTCAGATTTTACAATCCAATATGACGCATATTTTTCGTAGCAGATTCCCCACCCTACAATTTTAAAATCTTTTGGAAAAGCTTCAAACATTGCCATCATAGTTTTTGGTTCTAAGCCCGGAGATATTAAAAATGGTACAGCAAACATTATTTTTTTAATTTTCATAAATTATTACCTTAATTTTCCGGCTCCCCAAACAGCACCGCCCATAACAGCTATTCCCAACCCAAAATAAAACCAATTTAATTTGTTATTGTTTCTTTCTAGTTTTATTAGCCGGTCTTCCATTTTATACGTGGCATTTTGCCAAGTCTCAATCCTTTTATTAGAATAATCAAGAGCTAAGTCTTTTAGTTTAATAGACTCTTTCAAATGCTCAACTTGTTTTTTACGAGAATCTTCATTTTGCCTAAGTCTTCCGTAATCTACATGGCAATTTGCAGGATAGATAAACGTACCATTGGCTTGTTCTTTAATGTCTTTTGGGTTACAGCTTGCGAAAACGCTTTGATTCACCATTAAGACCATCAATGTCATACATACGATCAAATGCTTCATATTCATTTATCTCCGCTTCTCTTCTTTGTTTTAAGGTTTTTTGAATATTACATTTACCAAGAACCGGGTCTTCAAACCAACCCAACCCTTTGATGAGTGTAGATTTTTTGTTAAACTCTTGAATTTTATCCATCCATTCCATGTTTTCTTTAAACGTACCTAGTTTTTTGATTTCCATTTTTTCTCCTGTTTGTATTTAGCAATCCAGCTTTCAATTTCAGAAATAGAAACTGGCCTGTAGTTATTGGCATCAACACCTACGTCAAATTGCCGTCCTAGAATTTTTTGTGACTTACCACCATTGGGTGAATGAATATGGCCATGTAGGTGAAACTGCCCGTTATCTTTCATAGTAAAAGGTCTGGCTTTTTTTCTTAGTTCACCATGCCAATTTTCAGTTCCATCGTGATTCCTCATACCTTCTGTATTTTCCCTATATACACCAAGAAGAGGACAATGACTCATAGTAACTATTTCACCGGCAATCATCATCATAGCATTATTAAGCACTACATCAAAACCGATATTGTACATAGCATTGCTTTTCTTATCATGATTACCAAGAATAAGCACTTTAGTTCCTTTTATCTGACCAATGACATCAGCCATCATTTCGCTGCCACATATACCAACATCACCAAGTACATATAGTACAGTATGGTCAGTAAGCACAGCGTTGAATCGCTTGATAAGCGATTGGTGCATATGCTCTACATCTCTAAATGGTCTATTTGAAAATTTGATTACATTAGCATGACCAATATGTAGGTCACTTGTAAAAAAAATTCTTTTTCTATTTTTATTCGACATCCTCGTCCTTATTCATTACTACAATTTCCACAAGCTCTTTGTTTTCTTCAACTAACTCGCCAATAATTTTTCCACGTTGTTTTAATTCTTCGGTTAGTTCAGCAACTTTTTCTTTTAATTCTCTGTTTTCTTTATTAAAAATTTCTTTTAAATTGCTGCTAAAAACCTTTTTATCAACAGATAATTTATACAATTCTTTTTCTATATTTATTGCTTTGTTTAGCACATTTTTTTTAAATTTATCATTGTTTTGATAAAAATATTCCAACTGACTTGTTAAATCATATAGATCATCAATTGCTTTTACAGTTTTTTTGGTTTGTTTAACTTTATTTTTCTTTTCCATCAGGATTACCAATGTTACGTCTTAACACATACACACCACCTAAAGCCGAAATTGCTGCTGCATATTCCCCTCCAGTAAACGCTGCCATTTTGTAACTTGCAATCTCCATACCTGAAAGAATTAACTTTAGATTAACCACAGCAAAACCTAAGACAAATGCCGTCATGGTTACTGATGGTTTACCTCCCGAATCTTTTATTAGTATTTTATTTAAATTCATCTCATCACCCACTAATTACAACACATTTTGTTTTTTTAAACTTGGCAATTTACTCCATGTATTAAATCTATCAGAATAAACATAAATTTCACCACGATTGGTAAGAACAGCCACGCCATTAAAATCCCCGTCTTTGTAACTGCACAACTGAATAGGGACTTCATAATCATCTTGCATCATAGCTAAATACTCTTTTGTTTTGTCCAAATCAAAATTATCCATTTAAATCTCCTTATTTATTTAACCCATAGGTTACAACAATATTTATTAACATACAAGCAAACCAGTACAATGCCAGTACCCAATTTTTTTGAGACACATAACTACCGATTGCACCAATTTGCAATAAAATCATAATGTTTACAAACAAATGTTCTTTAAGCATATTTTTCACCTATTATATAATATCACAAGTCGTCTTCAAAATCGTCTTCTGAGCGTGTTTTTAGCCACACACAGACCAAAATGAACGAGGTTATAGGGGTCATAGCCATGAAGCCTATATTGAAGGTCTCAAGGCCATTTTGAAGCATATGATTCCATCCCACTATAAAAGTCAGCAAACTAAAAACTGTACCTATTGGATAAATATATTTAAGCATTTAACGACATCCTTTTGTTGACTTAACTACTAAGTTCTGTTACTATAATACCAGATGTAGGTGTAAAGTCAACAAAAAAACCTATGATATTATATTGATAACAACTTTATCAAAGGAATTATATGGCTAAATCATTGATTATGCGACTTAAGAAAGATAAAGCCCCACGGCTAGTTGTGCTTTCTAAAACTCGCCACATAACAGAGGATGATGTTAACATTCACGTTTGCTGGGAGCTTCTTAAAGAAGGTTATGAAGAAATGGATATCGACCCTAATGCTGAATGGGAAGATAAAGCAATGCACTCAATTTTAAACTCTATTGTTTATCAACAAAGAATTTTCTTTTGTTTTGAGCGAAACAATATGAGGGTATTATTATCAACCGATACAAACTGGAAAAAAGAAAAGCTTACATTAGACAACAATAAATATAGTTTTCTTAGACAACAGCTTGTTGAAAAGGGTATAATTGAATTGTACGATGGCACCAAAAAAATGAAAATTTATCGTGTAATTCACCCTGAAGTTTTAGAAATGATAAAAGTTGATTCACCGGAAGAACAATTAAATCAAGTTATTGATTTTATTGGAAATAATAGCTTAGACGGGAAATCAGACGGGAAATCAGACGTAGAAAGGCAGAAAGAAAGAAAGGCAGAAAGTCAGTCGGTTAAGGCAAAGCCTTTTGTTGAAAAAGAAGAGCCGGTAATTACTTTTGAAGATTTACTTTTTAAACAATATGAAGAAGATTATCCAAAATTTAAAGAATTAGATTTTTTTGCAGCACTTGTGTTAGATTACATACCGGAATTTGAATTTGACAATTTTAACAAAAACAAATTTATAAAACACATGGAAAATGTCAAAAAACCCACCGCAGAACGTGTAAAACATATAAAAAAATTAGCAAAAAGATTTGAGCATGAAATTAACAGGGTTGTAAGCTTAAAAAATATCGGTAAAATTGAGTTAAAAAATCCAACTCCAATTATTAACAATCCGGTTCTTAAAAATTATGACGATGCTGACGTTGCTCAAGCTAACACAATAAATGCGGCTAAAAATTTTCAAAACAAAGAAACTATTGATGTGTTAAAACGCAAAATTAAAAACGAAGAAAACCCTCGAATTAAACAACAGCTTGAGTGTCAATTAAATTATTGGGAGAGTGTAGCAAATGGATAAAACACAAATTGATTATATGATGGGAACGGCTAGTTTTTACATTAACATGGAGGCTAATAGCAATAAAGAAACTTTAAAAGGCACTTTTAAAATTAAATGTGTACTTAGTCCACTTGAATACATTAATGCTGATTCCATGTACCGTGAGTTGCTGGGAAAAACCAATCCACAATATGCCAGTGAATATGTTAGCCAGTTATGTTATGCATTAAGCCAGTTAAAATATAGAATTATTCAATCACCGGCTTGGTTTAAAAATGCTGAAACTGGAATTAATGGCAGTGGTATTGACGACAATATTCTTTTATATGTATTGGACAAATGCGTGGAGGCTGAGGCTGATTACCGCAAAGGAGTTGAGGAACGCTATGAGAAGGCTAGAGAAGCTGTTAGAAAAGCTATTGATGATGGCTCGTTAAACGATGGAGCAGAGAAACAAAAAGAAGATGGTGAAGAGCTAGAGGATGATCTCGACGAATGATTGACCAATTAGAAATACTGGCATTAAAAGCTGTGGCTTTAAGAGACCCAGAATATTTTCAACGCAAAGTGTGCAGATATTATAGTGAAAAATTTCACACGCCTTTAATTGAGGTTTACAAATTGCCGTGGCCTTTTGTTTTTACAAATTATCTGGAGCACATTATAGAAGTAAACAATGGAAAAAAAGAAATTTATGATCTTGCCATTGATATTTGCTATCCAGAAATTAAAGAAAATGAAGAAGAAGCATTGCAAAGACGTATTAAAGAAATTGAAACTGAAGAAGAACTTAAAAGACAAGCGCACAAGAAAAAAGTAGAAGAAAGAAAAGCTCAACAAACAATAAGGCAAAATCCACGTACAGAAGAACCTGACATTGTAATGGAATCCACATCGTTTGAGCATTTAGAAAAAGAAATGGGAAATGAAAATGAGTGATGATGGAATTGATTTAATAATTGAAGAGCTTCAACGTAAAAGAATTGGTAAATGGAAAGAAAAAACAAAAAAATTTAAAGTTAATAAAAATATTGATTTTAAAAACAAAAGTAATAACATAAATATTAAACAAAAAAAATTTAGACCAAATGTAATTTTAAAAAATAAAAAAAGATGTGGTGTTGATAAAAAATATTTAAGATTTAGCGATATTGATCTGATTAACGAGTTAGATTCTTAATCACCTTCAGTTCTTCAGCGTGTTTCTTGCCACACAATAAGCACGTTAGCTTTTCTAAATAGTCTTTTTTAAACTTTGGGGCTGTCCAGAAACCTTTTGACATCTCACATTTTTTATTAGTGCAACGTAGTCTGATTCTGGTTTCTACATACTCTTTATTTTTTTTCATTATTTTCCTTTAATAGTTTAGCAATTTTTTTAGCTAGTGTAGCCTTGCCAAAATTTCTGGGGAATTTATATGTAACTTTACCTTTGCTATAAACTTTCATTATTTTAATTATTTCTTTTTGCCACGGATATAATTTAATATCTTTCATTGCCCATTCCTTTTAGCTAAATAAGCTTCTATTTCTTTTTCTTGACCTTTAGCTATTCTGTAAACATTGCAACCACTACAATATTTATTTGGGTGGTCACAATAATTATTTTTCTTTTGACAATCTTTAAGTAAATTTCTTAAAAAATTTTGTGCCAGTTCATATTTAGCTTCTGCCATTTGTAATTCAGTCAAGTGCTATCCCTTTGTCTTATTCTTGATAGTCATCAAATAAAGATGACCTAATAATTTCTATCAATTCATCGGTTTCATTCATTCCACATCTCTCAGGATATCCATGTACACACGGATAAACTTCCCAATAAGGTTCTTTTTCAACCCCTAACCTTGAATAACAATCTAAATAAACACTTACAGACCTGTTGTTGGCTTTAGCCTTAAATCTTACAATACTTCCGCAAAAGTTTGGAATAGGTTTAATGCTAATTCCATCAGGTAGTTCAAAATAAGGAATCTCTTCAATCCACTTTTTATATTCATGAGCTTCATAAATAAGTGACTCAGCTTCCATAATTTCTCTTCGTTTTTGAAATTGTTTTTCGTTCATTTTTAATCCTCCAATACTTCCAATACTTTATTAATTTGCCACTCTAGCTCTGCTGACCCTGCTGCTAACCCTGCTGCTGACCCTGCTGCTGAATCTGCTACTGCCCATGCTGCTAACCTTGCTGCTTTTGCTGCTGCCCTT